CGCCAAGTCCGCCGAGTCCGCCGAGTCCGCCAGGTACGCCGCCAAGTCCGCCAAGTCCGCCAAGTCCACCGCCTGGTCCGCCCACTTTGCTGCGGAAAGGGAAATGCTGCTGAAACTGATCAGGGAGGCGAAATGAGCGATGACGAAGTGCAGGCCGCGTTTGACCGATACTTGCAACATTCAGGCTTCATAGACGAAAACGGGATGAATCATAACGCCGTTCGGGCGGCATATTGTGCCTTCCGCGCCGCCTATGCCGAGCTGAGCGCAGAGATTGAGCTATTGAATGCTCAGCTCGAAGAAGCTATTCGATTAGGAGGAAGGCGTGAGTATGAGCGTGACTGTCTCCAAGACGAAAACGCTGCGCTGCGGAAGGATGCTGAGCGCTACCGTTATTGCCGTGCGGAGGTTCTGAAAGATAACCCAGACGTGTCTGAACAAGAAGCAGATGCACGATTAGATGCTGAAATAGCCAAGGTGAAATCATGAACCATGAAGAAGATCGCAAAGCAGCAGAGTAATGGTGAGTCTATGGGGATTGTTCAAGGACCACGAAGTAGAGTTCATCCGCATTAGCCGGAAACAATTTTGAGGAAAGCATGAAACCGAACTATGAGCTGGAAATCTGCCGCAACGCAGAAGGCAGTACCTTGGCTTACTTAGGTCAAGAGGGCGAAGGAATAGGTTACAGGATAGCTGGCCCAAAAGGATGGGGCGGCACTAAGCGCATCGCCAAACTGACGGTCAGCCACCATGACTTGGTTACCTTCATTCGTGGCTATGCGCCGGAAGTGCTGGAAGAGCTGCTGCCGCCAACTCCAAAATAAACCTTAAAGGATCACCATGTATGTTCCACAAACATTAGGCCAATTGGAGCCAAAACTAGGAAAATTCATCCAATTCCTGGAAGATCGCGGCGCCGCGGCAAGTAATCAAGCGAAGCGCGAACGCTGCTTTTATATTATCGATTAACCCCCCACAAGGAGAAAAACATGATTGATTGGTCGAAGCCAGTACGCGCAAAGGGGACTAAGGAGATTGTCCGAGTTCTCGCTTATGATTTACCGAGACCTATGCCCGTTGTGGTGTTTATACCAAGCAATGGCTACATGCATAGTCACACTAAGGAGGGTAGAGCTTCGCTGAGTGGTTTCGAATCGCCGCTTGATTTAGAAAACGTCCCTGAGTTTGATGCAAGTAAGCCGGGGAGACAACGCAACGGGCGGGCGGCGCGGATTGTTTCGGTAAATGGTGATAACCGTGAATATCCAATCATCGCTATTGTCGAAACAGAAAACGGAAAAGAGGTGCCGAACTTTTACACAAAAGACGGCAGAGATTCATGGACGTGCTCGGAACCAGGGCTAGACCTGATTAACGTGTGAAAGCATGAACGCAGGGCTATACTTTCAGAATCATACCATCCATACCTGCGCTAACAAGGAGAATTTATATGTACACACTAACTACAGCCGCCGTTATCGCACGGCGAAAGCAGTATGATCTTCCGCGAAAGCTGCGCAACCAGGCGGACATTTTCGGCCAAGGACCCAAGTGCCGGCACAGCTTGCGTATTGGTTGGTTTGGCTACATGGTGCACTACACTGGTAAGCGCGACGGCACTTGGGCCGCACCAAAGTACGTTCCGTACAACGATATAGTATGGTGCTGACATGAGAACCATACTGGAGTTCGTTACACTGGGTCTTATCGGCGGAGGCCTGGCAACACTGGCCACATACGGTCTTTTCAGTTTGCGGCAAAAGCCGACGGAAGAACAGAAGGAGGAAGAACATGAATACCCTGACTGGTAGACAGCAATTTCTGCTGCAGGAGGCCGTACGGGCGTTGAGTGAAGAAGTGCAGCGTAATCCGGCAGGCGGTGTAGGTCTGCTGGAGCTGACTGTGCTGCAGGAACATATACTTCGGCAACAGGAGCACATCCGCAAGCAGCAACAGAAGCAAACGCGTCCTAGGTAACTCAGTATAGAAAAATTTAGCTTGTGTTTTCAAAAGAGGGAAGCTATCATTCATCCTACGGTAGATGTCAACAGGGAGAAGCAAAATGTCAGACGGAAAAACGGCGCAGGCCGCGCAAGAATTTGTTGCCGCCAAATCGGACTTGGTAACCAAGTACGGCAAAATAATAGCGGAAGGGGCCGCTCCTTCCAAGGGGTTGGCAGCAGAAGTACAGCGGGTTGCCAAGCTGGGCAAAATAACACCGCAGCGGCTATGTTCTGTAATAACACAGGACTACATGGAGCGGCACCCCGGCTGGCAACCTGGTAAAAGTTCCGAAACAAAACTGCGAGAAGACTATGCGGTGTTCTGGGACGACGAGCGGCGGACTTGCATAAGGGTAGCGCAGGATAGTCGCCATGTACAGTTCATACCCATGGCAACAGACTTAACGGTTTACGAACTCACGCACTACGAGTTCGAAAAGCAGTACGGCCAGCAGGTACCGGACTACCCGGTAAAGAAGGCGGCCGAGATGTACCTGAAGGCAAACTGGCTTACAATCCAGGAATCAGCGAGGAAGCACCTAGAGTATCTTTGTGGGAAAACATTTGTGGACCCCATACGACCAACTAACTTTCAAAACAAGGAGTCTATAATGACTGAAGCAGCAAAAGAAAAAGCAGCCAAAACCAACGCCAAAGCGCCCGCCAAAACCAAGGCAGCAGGCGCCAAAAAATCACCCGCCAAGGCACCAGCCCCTGTTAAAGGCAAGCCGGAAGCTAAAGCACCCGTGAAGGCCGCCAAGGAGCCGGCAGAAAAAGCGGCCCCCATGGGCAGCCGAGCACTGAAAAGCTTTTCGGGCAAGAAAATTCAGCTGGTGGAGAAGACCAACCCCAAACGCGAAGGCAGCGCGGCGCATGGCAAGTATGCTCTGTACAAAGACGGCATGACCACCGAAAAATTTCTGGAAGCCGGCGGTACCGCTGCCGACCTGGCCTACGATTCCAAGAAAGGGTACATCAAACTGGTGTAGTACCCGGTAGGCGGTCTCGCCATTTGTGAATAATCAGTTTCAGCCTCTAGCCAAAGAGGCTGATTTTCTTAGGGAGAACTGATAATGATTGGCATCTACGTACCCTCTGCCGGTCGCGCAGGGAAAATTGCTACACTCCTGGCTATACCCCGCAAATTGCTCAAAGATACTTGGCTGTGCGTACCGAAGGATCAGCTTTCCGATTACGCAGTCGAACTGCCGCTCGGTCTGTCGCTGCTGGAACACCCCAATTCTGTTAAGGGGATAGCCAGCAAAAGGGATTGGATGGTGGGGCACGCTATCCGTCAAGGCTACAAGTACATAGTCATGATAGACGACGACGTGGTGTTTGCCAAACGTCGGAAAGACGACCTCACCAAATTCGAAGCTATGCACGGGGAAGACTATGAGAATATGTTCCGACGATTATTTGCGGAATTGAAAACAAGCGGCCATGTGGGCATGCTTTCGCGGGAAGGAGGCAACAGAGTAACTAGCAAAATGGTGCATAACACGCGTATGACGCGAGTGCTGGGATACGAGCTGAAAATTCTGCAAAACACCCGTGAAAAATTTAGCGACATGCCGCTGATGGAAGACTTCCACATGACATTGGCTTTGTTGCGCAAAGGCATTGGCAACACCGTCCTATGTGATTACGTACACAACCAAGGCAGCAGCAACGCACCAGGCGGGTGCAGCACGTACCGTACGCCGGAACTACAGTCCCAGGCGGCGCACAAGCTGGCAGAACTACACTCTGGGTTCGTCAAAGTGATGCAGAAAGAGACTAAGACAGCCTGGGGCGGTGGCGCACGCACAGACGTGGTGGTGAGCTGGAAGAAGGCATTCGGAAGTAGCGAGAAATGATAACACTATTTACAGCAAAGAGGAGGGTCTGCGATGAGAACCAGGGAACTATTCGCGTTCATAAAGGAGAGAGATTCCATTTGGGTAAAGCGAGACGCCGGCAAGTCAAAGCCGTGGACTGAAGACCCAATACTTCAGCATTACAAATTTACGAATGTCTATCGGGAGCTGGACACAGTAACCATGTGGATAGAGAGAAATTGGCGTACGCCGTACAAGGACGACCCCAACCTGGTATTCCTTATGTGTGTAGCCAGGCTGGTCAATTGGCCGGATACGCTGCAGTGGCTGACACAGGTGCTGATAAAGAGGGGTAGGGTAGCATGGGACTCAGAAAAGTTCGTGGATGTGCTGCACCACAGGGCGCGAAATGGCGAAAAAGTATTTTCCGGGGCTTACATTGTGTCCACCAATGGCCGAGCCATGGATAAAGCGGAGTACTTGGCGCAATTTGTGCTAACCCCGCTGTGGGAGCGCCGAGCAACGCTGCAGGTTTACGAAGATGACAACTGCCTTGAGACTATGTTTAACGCGCTAACCGCGTTCGACGGAATGGGAAGCTTTTTGGCGGCGCAAGTGGTGGCAGATGTTAAGTACACAAAGCCGTGGGTAGACGCAGAAGACTGGTGGACGTTCGCGGCCAGTGGCCCAGGTAGTAGGCGCGGTCTAAACCGCGTGCTTAATAGTGATGTAGATAAGCATTGGGTAGAGAGACAGTGGCGGTTTTTCTTTCATGAATTGCAGAAAGAAATTGATCAGCTCGTGGCAAAAGCGGGCATGCCGCGCTTACATGCGCAGGATTTGCAAAACTGCCTTTGTGAATTTGATAAATACGAACGCGTGCGGCTGGGCGAGGGTAAGCCGCGGTCTAAATATTTAGGAGTGTAACCAAAATGAGACTAGTACCGAGTAATAAGGCTTTGGCTACGTACGAAAACGTGGAGCCGGAACGTCACTGGCTGTACAGCTTCTTCTGCCCTCACGACTGGCGCACCAAGTTCAGCCGCGTCACGACAAACGGCAAGCACTCTTACAAAGGTGTGTGTTGCGTGTGTTGCGGATACATAGTGCGTGAAGTAGAGCTGGACGTGTATGAAACAACTGGGAGAGTGTGATGATTAAGAGCGAAACATTCTGCGATGTGTGCGAAGCTAAAGTAGACAGCACCAAGTTGTCAGCTACAGTTGACTTAGCCGTCAAATTTACAGCACCCGACGGTCAGTTTTACCGTGCGCCTGTACAAGGCTGTTCTTCACCTATTCACATATGCGGTAGCTGCCTAGGCGCGATAGGTGTGCATAGCATACCTTCCCCAGGACAGGAAGCAGTGCCGCACAGCGCTAAGCCGGGGTGGGTAGGTCTATTAAGCAGCGTCATAAGGAGCGCCGGAAAATGAGCGTGACTAACCACCCAGTGTATAAGTGCGATTGCTGCGGTAAAGAAGAGACAAACGAACAGATAAGCGTCACCGTCAAGTTTTCCGCGCGGTTTCCTACATCTGGTTTCTATTACATAGGAGAGGAGGTAAAAGAACATTTGTGCGAGGCTTGTGCTGATGGTTTTGGCATAAGGCCACCTGCGTTAAAGCACAATTTCTTCAAAATTATGTGGGGCGCGAGGAACATCTTTAGGAGAAAGAAATGAAAGTTATACGAGCACAGAATGTCAACCATACTTTACCGCAAGGTGTAATGCACCTACTACACCAGGGCAAGAAACAGAACAGCCGCAACGGTGCGGTGCTGGTAGCTCCAGAACCGGTAACCACCGTGTACGAGAACCCGACTCAGCGAGTGTTCTTTCATCCATTGAGGGACGCCAATCCGTTCTTCCATTTTATGGAAAGCTTGTGGATGCTGGCGGGGCGAAACGATGTAAGGTTCGTCAAGTACTATGCCGCCAGTATGGAGCAGTTTAGTGACAATGGCGACACACTGCACGGTGCATACGGGCACAGGTGGAGACAATGCGAAAGCGGAGATCAGCTTCCTTCTTTAATTAAAGAGCTGCGGGCCAACCCGGAAAGTCGACGCTGTGTTCTGCAAATGTGGAGCGCCAGCCCTCCAGAAGAAGATTTGGGCTGGGCCATGAGGGGCGGAAAAGACGTACCTTGCAATACGCACTGTTACTTCATGGTGCAGGATGGAGCTCTGAACATGACAGTGTGCTGCCGCAGTAACGACATTTTCTGGGGGGCCTACGGCGCCAACGCGGTGCACTTTTCCATGCTGCTGGAGTACGTCGCCAGGGCGGCTAGCTTGCCTGTGGGGTGCATGTACCAAGTGTCCAACAACTACCATGCTTACGTGGACAGGCCGGATGTAAAGCGCGTAATGGAAGCCCGCCCACGCATCCACGCGGATGATCGTTACGGCTACCGTGTAGGAAGAGCAAGCGACCCAAGCCCTAACTATGCACAAACTATAAGCCCCTACCCGATTATGGAAAACGGCATAGAAGGGCAGCAGCGTTGGGACAGTGATCTAACGACTTTCTTCTCACATTGGGGCGAGCTTCACGCGTTACAAATAGCGTTCTTTCACGATCCGTTTTTTATCCATGTGGTGGTGCCATTAGCCAACGCGCACCACGCCTACAAAGGCGGGGACATAGAAGCCGCCAAACGCATACTGAATTCCTGTCATGCTACGGATTGGAAACTAGCTGCACAAGAATGGCTGCAACGCCGGGAGGAAAAACATGCTTTGCAAACCTAAGCGCATAGAGCGGTATGCCTGTCAGTTGGAGTTCATAGAAAACGGCGGCGTTACCAAGCGTTGCCACACCATGAACGTTCTTAAGGAACAGAGCGTGGCAGCCCACAGCTACGGAGTAGCCTGGTTGGTGTGGTTGCTGTGCGAGGAGCAGCCGAGTCTTAATTTGGTGATGGCAGCCTTAGCGCATGACACGGCCGAACACCAAACAGGTGACATACCTAACCCAGCCAAGCTGTTTATGGGCATTAGCAAAATGAGCCAGGAGTGGGAAGAGACGTTAATGGGGGAGGCGTTCCTGCCAATATTTACGCTTAGCGCAGAGGAGCAGCGTATTCTGCGATTGGCGGACTGTATGGAGCTAGCCATGTACTGCGGGAGGGAGAGACGGCTGGGCAACGACAGTAAACGGCTGAAGGAGATGTTCCACAACGTAACGTCTTACGTGGAACAGATTTTGCAGAAAGAACACGAAGAAGAGGTATGGACGGCGATATGCAGCAACATGAATTGGAGAGGCCAATGAGCGTGAACGATAGGCAAGTGGGCGGAAATCACTACCAAAGTCGGTATCAGCACTGGGACTACATAGCCGAGGCATTTGGTACAGATTACTTTAAGGGCGTTATTACCAAGTACTTGGTTCGGTGGCGGAGGAAGAATGGCGTGGAGGACTTGGAAAAGGCGCTGCATTACACCGAAAAGTTGAAGGAATTGGTGGAGGCGGGAGCCGTGTTGAATAAACCTCGGGCACCCGTGATAGTATTCGCTGTAGCAAACGAATTAGACGTGAGTGATAGCGAAGCCGTGCACAGAGTTGTTATGTCGTGCGATCTGTACGACTTATGCTTTGCGGTTGACTTTATAAAAGGCATGTTGAACGACGCTAAGAGCAAGTAAGCATTTGTCTTGCTAGGCAGGCAGTGCTACACTAACCCTGCCGCACGAAAGTATGTGGCCCGGCCTTACCAACCGGGTTGAGAGGTACCTCCGTTCCCTCTACAGTTTATGGGCACTCCCTGACCATTAAACCGTACACTACCGTAGTGCGGCAATTCCTTTGCGGTATCCATTCGGAGCGTCACACATGTCAAAGCTGCCAGATATAGCAGCGGTCAAGCGTGCCATGCTGACCAAAATAAACGATAGTCTTCTAGACGAAAAAGATGCTGTCAAGCTAAAATTCAAGCCGCTAACGGCGGAACAAACCAAGCAACTGAACGTCCCAGCGGAATACGCCGGATTCCTTATACCTTACTTCGATATTTCCGGCAAGCCGACCAAATTCTGGCGACTGCGTTACCTGGAGGACACTCGCAAAGGTTTCGACGTTCTTTCTGGCCGTAAAGCACTGCGTTACGTACAGGCCGCCGGCGGAATAAATGAAGTGTACCTACCCCCATTCGTTGACTGGAGGGAAATAGCCGATAATGTGGAAATACCGCTGGTGATAACCGAGGGGGAGCTGAAGGCGGCCTGTGCCACCAAGTTGCGCATACCCACCATTGGGCTGGGTGGAGTGTACTGCTTCAAATCTTCCAAGAATAAAGAAGTTATGTTGCCGGCGCTGCGTCAGTTTAAATGGAAAGAACGGTCCGTCATGATATGTTACGACAGTGACGCCGTCACTAACCCCATGGTGGTGATGGCCGAGAACCAACTGGCGGACCTACTAACGCAAGAAGGGGCCGTTGTGCAGGTGGCCCGATTAACACCAGGCGGTAGCAGCGAAAAAGTGGGTTTGGACGACTACTTGCTGAAGCACGACCCCGAGGAACTGCTGGCGCTGTTATCAAGTTCCGAACTTTACGGGCCTAACAAGGCACTCCACGCCATGAATGAACTAGTGGCCTACGTACGCAATCCTGGGCTAGTGTACGACTACAGTAAGAACATGAGCTACAGTTGCCAGAACTTTACGGCACATGCTTACTCCAATTATTGGTTCACGGAGTTTAAAGTGTCGGACACAGGAACCAAGCAAGTAAAAAAGCAAACCGCCGTGGAATGGCTGCGCTGGGCTTGTCGTAACGAGTTAGAAGCGCTGACTTTTGAACCGGGTCAGGAGCGTGTGGTAAACGGTAAGCTAAATTTGTGGGAAGGATGGAAAGTAGAACCTAAAAAAGGCGACATAAAGCCGTGGCGAGATTTGTTGGACCATGTGTTCGGAGAGGCCGACCATGACGCCCGCAAATGGTTCGAACAGTGGTGTGCCTACCCGCTACAGCATCCGGGTTACAAAATGGCAAGCGCGGCGGTTATATGGGGGCGCATACAAGGCAGTGGTAAAACATTAATAGGCCGCATACTTATGTCGGTGTACGGCAAGTATGCTACCGAAATTAAAGACAGCGATTTGGAAAACCTGCGCAACGAATGGGCTGAGAATATGCAGTTTGTGCTTGCGGATGACATCACTTCCAACGATAATAGAAAATTGAAACGCCGGCTAATGACGTTGATTACGCAGCACACCATACGTCTGGACAAGAAATTTGTACCAAGCTACACGCTGCGCGACGTGATGAATATGCTGTTCACGTCCAATGACCCCGATGCGTTTTACATGGACGACGACGATCGTCGTTACTTTATTTGGGAGGTGGTGAATGGCAGACTCGACGTTGAAACAAGAAAACGCATCGTGGCTTGGTACAAAAGCAAAGAAGGTGTGCAGGCTATGTTCTGGCACTTACTCAACGTCGACCTCAAAGGTTTCGACCCCGACGCGGAACCCGTGGTTACTACAGCCAAAAAAGAAATGATACACATCACCAAGAGCGATCTAGGTTCTTGGGTGGCTGACTTGCACAACGGTGGGGCCAGCAAATTAAAGCTGCAGGGAGATTTGTTTACGGCCAGTGAGCTGCTAACGTTGTACGACCCCGGCCAGGTGGGGCGTGTAACGGCCAACGGCATGGCTCGGGAATTGAAGCGCAGCGGGTTCAACCCTCCAGGCAAGAACGGTAGTATGGCAGTGACGAAGTTCGGCAATGTCCGTCTTTACGCCATTCGCAACCTGGATAAATGGAAGTTTGCATCTATGAAGGAAATTATAAGCCACTACGAAGGAAGCCGCAGTATGGTAGCGGCTAAGCCTAAATTCTAACGGAGAAAGAAATGAAACTGGTAAAACAGGAGAACGCGGCCAACGGTATACCCGCATGTTTGGCGATGGTGCTGGAGTTTAAATACGAGAAAGACTTGGAACCAACGCTCAGATACGGCATACGAGAAAGATTCACTCAATGGACGGAAATATTCTCCGTGCTTAATAAGTTCAAAAGGAAGTACGAATTTGAAGACGTTGTGATGAACAATACAAGCTGGGGATTCGAACCGCCAGTTATCCCCACAAGCAGAGAAGTAGCTTGTAGGCTTAACGGGCAGCAAAAAGGCTGCGCAATTGTTGCCACTTCAGAAGGTAACGACGTTAGGTTTGTCGTCTGCCATAGAGGAGAAGTGTATGACCCGGCAGAAAAGCATGTGGGGGCAGCCGCCAGCCTTACGCCCTGCATGGTGTGGTTTTTGGAGGAAGCACCGTGAGTCACTACCTTACACTAGGTGTACACAAAGGGGCTAGTTTGGAGGAGCTGAAGAAAGCCTATCGCGGACTTGCCAGAATTTATCATCCCGATAGAACTGGTAATGACCCTGTTAAAGCGAAGAAAATGGCAGAAGTAAACGTGGCGTACGGAGTTTTGGAGGATTTAAAGCAGCGTAAGGAATACGACAGAAGGCAGGCGTTGTTAAATGACACTTGTCCTGTATGCAAAGGCAGTGGATTTACAGCCAAACAGAAGGGATTTTCTCAAAAAATTAAGTCTAAGTGTACAGCGTGCAAAGGAGCGGGACATGTCGGAAAGTAAAACAGAACATTATTTGCGTGTGGTGGGCAGCGAACAAAAACAAGTGCAGTACCCGACGGATTGCTGGCTGCTGCTGGGCTGCGTACCAGTTGCGCGGGGCCGTAGGTACATACTAGAGGCGTTCTACGCAGACGAGCTTAGGCGCGCACTCGAGCCTATTGGCATGTACGTGTACCGCCACAGGTACACTAAAGAAATAATGACCAGGGGCTGATCATGAGTCTACTATCCTACAATAGACTGTGCGAGTTATTGAAAATGGGCATCGTACAAGGTAGCAGTGAAGAATACGTCAACTCCAGTAGTATAGACCTTACGCTGGGTAAGATTATTCTGGTGGAAGCCGGCCATGGACGGTCCCGAACCGTAAGGCTAAAGGAACGTGATTCGCTCAATTTTACGGCGTACAACATGGAAGAACAAGGCCCGTTCACGCTGCAGCCGGGACAGTTTGTTCTGGCTCACACCAAGGAAGTATTCGCGCTGCCACGGTACCTAAGCGCGGAGTACAAACTGAAGAGCAGTATGGCGCGTATGGGGCTGGAACATCTAAACGCAGGCTGGTGCGACCCCGGCTGGAACGGCAGTGTTCTGACGTTGGAGCTGAAGAACATGACCTGGCACCACAACATAGTGTTGGAGCCGGGTGTGCGCATAGGGCAAATGGTGTTTTTTGATCACGAACCAGTGCCGGCAAACTTTAGCTATGACAAACGCGGCACATACAACGGAGATGAGTCTGTCTCACCTTCCAAACCAATGGAGTACCCGAAATGATACCTGGATTCGAGCCTATGTTGGCCGCCACAGTGAAGGATGTCAGCCAGTTGAAATATCCAATGTACGCCAGCGCTAAACTGGATGGCATACGCGCAGTGATAATTGACGGGGTGGTGTACAGCCGGAACTTGAAACCCATACCGAACAAGCATGTACAGAAATTGTTCGGTAAGAAGAAGTATAACGGGCTGGATGGGGAACTGTTGCTAGAGAATTCGGCCATACTGCCGCAAGACATATTTCGTCATACTAGCAGCGCAGTAATGTCAGAGGACGGCAAGCCGAATGTGAAGTTCTATGTTTTCGACGAGTTCGTTTCAGGGCTGGACTACAGCGAACGCAGACTCGATTCGCGCTCAGGTATGTTCGAAATGCCGAGTATAGTGGCGGTTGCCCAAATTACAGTAGAAAGTGAGGCTGAGCTTAAAGATGCGGAGGAAATGTTTTTAGCGAACGGGTACGAAGGTACTATGCTACGTAACTGTAATTCCGGCGCGTACAAGTTCGGACGCAGTACCCTGAAGGAAGGCAAGTTAATGAAATTGAAACGCTTTTCAGACAGCGAAGCTGAAATCATTGGATGGGAAGAGCAGATGCATAACGGCAACGCCGCCGAGACCGACAACCTGGGCCGCACCAAGCGCAGCAGCCACAAAGCCAATAAAACAGGCAAGGGAACGCTTGGTGCATTGATAGTAAAAGACCTGAAAACAGGTGTGGAGTTTAACATTGGCACAGGCTTCGATGACGAGCTACGAGCTGAGCTGTGGAAAATGACAAAGAACGTTCATGCACACGGGCCGTTCCACGGCATGGTGGTCAAGTACAAATATTTCCCCACCGGCAGCAAGGAAAAGCCGCGCTTTCCAGTTTTTATCGGCTTCCGAGACCTTATCGATATGTAATTTGCGTTTTCCAACACGCGGCCCTATAATGGGCTTACCGTACCGGCGCGGGCCACACCGGCAACTTGTATACCAGTAACTAGTCAGGGAGAACCACCATGGCAACCGCCAAACCTATCAAACTTCCAAAGTCCCTTCCCGCTTGCGCGGACCTGTACTACGAAACACGTCAAAAACGCCTGGCACTGCAAAAAGAAGTTGACGCATTGCAGGAGCAGGAAACAGAAATCAAAAATCATCTTATCGACAGCGTACCGAAAACTGACGCATCTGGCGTCATGGGTAAGACGGTGAGAATCACTGTTGTAACTAAAAAACGGCCCCAAGTGGAGGATTGGGACGCGTTTTACGAATACGTGGCTAAGAACCGCACAAAAGGCAGCTTTGCTTTGATGAACCGCGCTGTGAACTCATCGGCCGTTAAGGAAATTTGGGAAGCTGGTAAGGTAGTACCAGGCGTTACCAGTTACAACGTGGTAGACATTTCTGTCAACAAACTGTAAAGAACGTAAACATGAACATTTCTCTGGAAAAGCAAATAGAGTTGGCAGCGCTAAAAGGGCTGAGCGCGGCCAATGTGGCAGAGATACAATTCGTATCCTGCGTACACGCGCTGCAGCGGCCGGAAGTGCGGCAGCTTTGCACCGACCTCATAAATTCAATAGACGCCAATCCTGACAGAAGTCTGGGACTGCAGCTAATAGCCTTAGCGCCCGGAAGGCTGACAGACTTGATGGATATGATGCAAAAATTAGGCCTGATGGACTTAGACAGGGCCATGCGCAACCAGACGCTGTTTCTGGAAGCTTTGTTGCCTGCCGTAGAAGGCGAGGAAAAAGCGGCGCTGGAAGCAGTGTTGATGAGCCAACCCAAGAAATGCTAGACATGTACGCCGAGTACTTTCGCAATCCAGAAACATACTTCAACGTACTATATTTGGACGATGATCCGGTATCGGCAGCACAGCAGCACTGCGACCGTCATGTAACTAAAATGATTTTGGAAGCTGCGCAAATACTATCCACCGTGTGGCACACACTGCATCCGGAGATTACCGTGTTAGACTGGAACACTCCAACAGATAACACACCGCCACGTAGCAGCGCTTGGCTAAGAGCGGAGCTTTGTGGGCAGCGTATCTATCAGCCGCAGCACCACAATCACCCGTGCATACAATGGGTGTCGTTGCATGGCGGTAGCTACGTATGGCTGTATAGGCTAGGGCAAGCACTGCTGGATGAGTATGAGTATCGCTGGGAACGCCTACATGCCTGCGCGCCCATATTACGCACACTAGAACTAGTGCCGCCCAGTTTACACGACAGTATGGATACTTGGACTGAGGCTCCAACTGTGATGCCTAGCGAGTTCATACGAGCGGACGCTGTGAGCAGCTACCGACAGTACTACCGTAAAGCCAAAAGCCACGCGCTTAACTACACCCGCAGGCAGCCGCCAGAATGGGTGAAAGATGTTTCTTTTTACAAGGAGGGTTGAAAGTGAGAAAGAATTCCGATCTGGTATGGGTGACAGGTATCCGTACGAAAATAACCAGCCGTTCCGTTACTATACGAGCATTGGACAGGACAGGTAGGCTGCGCAGCGCAGTGCTGGCCATGGCACATTTGCACATGGAGGAAAAAGTAGTAGCGAAAGAAGAGTACAGGTTCTTGGTGCCGCAATGGTGGGCTTACCAAGAAAAACTTACTTGGCAGTACTACCAACAGGTTGAAAAACCACAACACAAGGAAATTGAAATGACTGAAAATATAGGGGACCCGAGCAATTACGAAGAGCTAGCGATGCGCACGGCCAAAATTATGGACGATAAAATTCAGCAACTGGTACACGGCGGCATGGGTTGTGCTAGCGAAGCTGGAGAACTGGCACAGAACGTCGCCAAGTACAATAAAGGTTTTTCTCTGGACGGAGAAAATTTTCTGGAAGAGTTGGGCGACGCACTGTGGTTTGCTACGTACACAGCGGTAACGTTGAATAGCATGTGGCACGCGCCGAACGAACGACAGGACCATTTGCCGGCAGACATACCGACCGCCACGCTTGACTTGTGCGGCATTGGTGGGGAAGTTGCCAGCATTATCAAAGCGCATGTTTTCTACGGTAAAGCGTTGGACAACGTGCGGCTTATGTACGAATTGAACAAGTATGTAACTGCCGTGTTCAATTTGGGTTATTGCAATGGCTTTACACCGGGCCAAATTATGGCTAGCAACATTGTTAAGTTGCGCAAGCGCTACGCAGAAAAGTACAGTGACCAAGCAGCCATCGAACGGGCAGACAAAATGCCTGGCGCGTTTGACGAGCCGCCAATTGGCGGGGCCACAACATCCTACGTGGCGCAAGACGCGGGTAGGGAGCAGGCCAACTACTGCGGCGCAACACCTGCAACACCGTGAATTTTCTCCGCCACGGAGAGCGGAGTAACCAAGTATCTCCGGACCCTGATCTAGTAAACTAATTGGAGGAAATTCAAATGGCAACCCGAAGCAAAGCAGCAGAAAAACCAGCCCCTAAAACGACGGCTAAAAAATCAACTTCTACAGCTATCACACTGTGGGAACAGGAAATGGAGCAGGCCGCAGTAGCGCAAAGCGCAACTGAGCAGCACGTTGGCGGCTACAAGTCTGTATCGCTCAAAGGTGGCATACTTTCCATTGACGACAATCCAGTGGAAGACAACGAAATTCGCGTTGTCATTCTTTCGGGCATACACGAAAACCAAATGTATGAAGGTAACTACAATCCTGAAAAGCCTACTACACCTTCATGCTATGCATTCGGTGACAATGAAGATGAAATGTCCCCCCACGAGGCGTCCACCAACAAGCAAGCGGATCTGTGCTCGAGTTGCTGGGCTAACGAATGGGGAAGCGCAGACATCGGCAAAGGCAAGGCGTGTAAGAACGTACGACGTCTGGTGTTGATTACAGAGGACGCACTGGAAAGCGCAGAGTCACTGGAGGAAGCCGAAGAGCGCATGCTAAAGCTGCCGGTAATGTCTGTTAAGAATTGGACCACTTACGTCAAGGATGTATTGGCGGAACAGCTTAAACGGCCTAGCTGGGGAGTCGTCACCACTATCAAAGTGGTGCCGGATGCCAAGTCTCAATTTCGCGTACAATTCAAGTTCGAAGAACTGGTGCAGTTCGACCAGGAACTGTACGACGCTATGAAGAAAAAGGCCGAACAAGCCAGGAAAAACTCTGCAAGTGCCTACCCTGTGTTCGAAGAGGATGAAGAGCCGGCCAAGCCGCAGCGCCGCACAATACCTATCAAGCCTGCTGGCAAGACCACCGCTGCCAAAGCAGCGCCAAGCAAGCGTGGCGGTAAGTACTAAGCACTAAGTCGGCCTAGCGCCGACTTTTCCCTAAATAATGGAGGAACTACTATGGGTAAAATTTCGCCCATCGTGCTGGACTTTGAAACGCTGCCAATAGAAACCCGGCCGCATTACCCGCCTACACCGGTGTCTTTCAGCGTTAAACTGCCAGGGCAGAGGGCTCCTACGTTTATGGCGTGGGGACATAAGACAGGCGGCAATAACTGCTCACTGGTGGATGCAACTGACATGCTGCGCGGGGTGTGGGGGCATATTTCCGATAAGACCCCGTTGCTGTGCCACAATTTCAAATTTGACGCGGATGTGGCAGAGGTACATTTCGGCTTGAAAATGCCAGATTGGCGCTGCTGGCACGACACTATGTTTCTGCTGTTTTTGTCCGATCCACATCAACGCAGCTTAGGGCTGAAGCCAAGCGCCGAGCGCTTGCTGGGGCTGGCCCCGGAAGAGAAAGACGCTGTTAAGGATTGGATACTGGAACATAAGAAACAGCTAGAGGTAGATTTTCCTGAAATAGTGTCCCGCTACGGTGGAATTAAACCTTCTACTGCGGGTGCATTTATCGCGTACGCACCTGGCAACATCGTAAAGCCGTACGCTAATGGCGACGTCACGCGTACCGAGAAGTTGTTCCACCCGCTACACAAGGAAATACTGGAGCGGGGCATGGGCGTTTCCTATGACCGAGAACGCAGACTGTTGCCTATTTTGCTGGAAAACGAACGCACGGGCATACGGGTGGATACGGCAAAATTGGAACAGGACCAAGCTATTTACACTAAGGCTCAGGAAAAGGTCGATGCATGGATACGCAAGTCACTAAAATGTCCGGGTTTAGATTTGGATAAAGACGCTGCTGTGGCAGAAGCGCTGTATCAGGCTGATGCTATAACGGAATGGACGCAGACCGCCACCGGCAGGCGTAGCGTCAGCAAAAAGAATATGAAGCTTTCCCATTTCCGAGACAAGAAATTGGCCGCAGCCTACAGTTACCGCCAAAAGTGTGCCACGGTACTAGAGACGTTTATTCGTCCTTGGCTACACTACAGCGTCAAGAACTGTATGCACACCACTTGGAACCAGGTACGGCAGTCCAAGCAAGGCGGCGATAACGGTGGAACACGCACCGGCAGGCCAAGCACGGACTCGCCAAACTTCCTCAACATGCCGCGTAACATGAAGGAAAAGGACGAGCAGGGTGGTTTTATAATGCCGACACACATTAAAGACTTGCCAATGCTGCCGAAAATACGCAGCTACATACTGCCAGATGCTAAAAACCATCTGGTGGGCAGACGAGATTTTAACCAGCAAGAGTTGCGCGTGTTGGCTCATTACGAGGATGGCGCGCTGTTACGGGCCTATTTGGAAGACCCCCGTCTAGACGTTCATGAATTTACCCGTCAATCCATTGAGAACATGATTGGAGTGGATGTAGGGCGGTCGTTTACTAAGACGCTCAACTTCGGGTACGTGTACGGGCAGGGGCTGGGTAGCTTGGCAGAGAAACTGGACAAATCAGTAGATGAAGTTAAGCGGGTCCGAAACGCACAGATGGCGGCACTGCCAGGACTGGATACGTTGAACAAAGGCATAAAGGGCCGCGGCAAGGCAGGCGAGTGTATCACCACTTGGGGAGGCCGGCAGTATTTTGTGGAACCTCCAATGATAAAAGATGGGCGCCGCATGACGTTCGAATATAAATTACTGAACTACTTAATACAAGGCAGTTCAGCAGACATTACTAAGGAAGCTATTATTCGTTACAACGAAGTGAAAAAAGACGGAAGAATGATACTTACCGTGTACGATGAAATCGACATTTCCGCACCGAAGGGGGCCATCAAGAAAGAAATGTTAATTTTACGTGGCGCCATGATGTCCATAGAACTGGACGTGCCGCTGCTAAGCGATGGCGAAATTGGCATAAACCTGGGCGAGCTACAAGATTTGAAAGAAACTGCGCCCGACCTTTCCCGATGGAGCTTATAATGGCGGTGATACCAATAAAGAAAATTGAGTCGTGGTCATTTACTCGGTACTCGGATTATAGCAAGTGCCCGGCCCGCGCCAAGTACAAAATAATAGACAAGCTAAAAGAACCTGGCAGCCCAGCCATGGAGCGCGGCAATACTATCCATAAAATGGCCGAGGACTACGCCAAGGGCTTGCTAAAACGCTTGCCCGCCGAGCTTGGTTTGTTCAAAGACGACTTTGCTGCGCTGAAAAAACAGAAAGTGAAGTACATTGAGGAACAATGGACTTTTCGTAAGGATTGGTCCCTTACCGAATGGAACGACTGGAATGGTGCCTGGTTGCGCATAAAAATGGACGCGGCCTACGTCAATACCGAGCACAATGCTCTGGTCATTGTCGACCACAAAACCGGCAAGTTCCGACCCGATAAGAATGTAGAGTACGAGGAACAATTGCAACTCTACGGCTTGGCTGGCCTAAAAAAGTTCCCAGAAGTGGACATTGTTTCCCCGCGTCTGTGGTACTTGGATGAAGGTGTGGTGCACCCAAATCCAGACACTGACGAAATAACATACACCCGCAAAGACGAGAAATATCTGGAAAAGCTGTGGCTTGGCAAAGTAAAGAAAATGCTGAGCGACACCACGTTCAAACCGACACCAGGTGCAGCCTGCCAATGGTGCCACTTCCGCAAGGCAAACGGCGGACCTTGCAAGTTTTAAATGAGCACTAGATGAAAAACGTAATGGTTGATTTGGAAACACTGGGCACCAAGCCCGGCAGCGTAATACTGTCTATTGGCGCAGTATTTTTTAGTGAAGAAGGACTAGGGGAAGAATTTTACTGCATTGTGAACCATGCTGACTCTGTAGCTGCTGGGCTTACAGAAGACGCGTCTACGTTGAAATGGTGGCAAAGCCAAAAACCGGAAGCGCAAAAGGTCCTGTCCGATGCTAAAAACGAAGTAATAGCAAAGCCGCTTCGGGAAGCGCTGGTTTTGTTTTCCAAATGGCTGTATGGCGAAGCCGGCAAAAAGCACCTTAAAGTGTGGGGAAACGGCAGCGACTTTGACAACGTACTACTGAGCAGCGCGTTCGCTGTCGTTGGTATGGCTACGCCGTGGCTATTTTGGAACAGTCGCTGTTTCCGCACTTTGAAGAATTTACCCGGTGCAGAGTTGTTAGCGCCGAAGCGCGTAGGCACTCATCACAATGCATTGGACGACGCCAAAACTCAAGCACTGCATGCTGTGGAGATTATGCAGCGTGTCAATATTGGTACCGTCTATGCGGCAGAAAGTGGTGAAAAAGTTAGAAGCTGAAATAGAAGACGAAGTTTGCAAACAAGCTTTGGAGCTTGGCGTTACCAACGCCAAGCTCAAGTCTCCTAGTTCACGCGGGTACCCCGACCGGATATTTTTTATACCCGGCGGGAAGCCGATTTTTATCGAATTTAAGCGCCCAGACGGAAAACTAAGCCGTGGGCAGCTAATTATTTTAAGAAGGCTACGCCACTATGGTTATCGCGTCGAAGTCTGCGACAACGTTAAGGAAGCAATTGCGCACATCAAAGCCGCATTGGAATCCGCACTCGTATCAGAAAAAAGCTGTAAAGTTCCTGCTAGAACACGCAAGCGCCGCGCTGTTCCTTGACCCAGGACTGGGCAAAACCAGCATTACATATGCCGCCATAAAGTACCTCAAGTCTAAAGGATGCTTTAAAGGAGCAGTGGTATTTGCGCCATTGCGGCCGGTGTATTCAGTATGGCCGAGTGAACAGGAAAAGTGGGCCGACTTCAAGGATTTGTCCGTAGGCATACTACATGGCAAAAACAAAGAGGATGTGCTGCTGGAAGATCACGATATATACGTTATCAATTACGAGTCTATAGACTGGCTGACGGAACACAAAGGTAGCAACGTGCTGAATTCTAAGAATATGAAGTTGCTTCTGTCTAAAGTGGACGTCCTAATTTTCGACGAATTGTCGCGCATGAAACACACCAACACCAAGCGGTTCAAAGCGCTTAAACCCTGGTTAGGCAAATTCGAACGCCGCTGGGGACTAACCGGCAGCCCCGCTCCTAACGGATTGATGGACTTGTTTGGGCAGTGCTACGTGCTGGACCTGGGCCGGTCTCTCGGTCAGTACATCACGCATTATCGCAACCGTTATTTTTACCCGTCGGGATACGGTGGCTATTCGTGGTCACTGCAGGAAGGGGCAGATGTGCGTATACAGGCTGCTGTAAAGCCGATGGCACTGCGTATGGAAGCCGAGGATTATCTTAAAATGCCAAAAGTGATAAACGTGCCTATCTATGTGGAGCTGCCGCCAGCAGCACGCAAGGTGTACGAGGAAATGGAAGACGATCTGTTTACGGAAATAGAAGGCGAGGAATTTGTGGCCGCCACCGTATCCAGCGCCAGCATAAAGTGCCAGCAGATAGCTAACGGTGCGTTGTACAAAGACAAAATGGACCCACTGACAGGCTTGCCAGTGCACGGAAAGCGAGAATGGCAGCAACTGCACACAGCTAAGCTGGACGCGCTGCAGGAACTCATAGATGAGCTGCAGGGGCAGCCCTGCTTGTTCGGCTACCATTTTGGTCACGATTTGGAGCGCATAATCGCCACGCTGGGCAAGAACACTCCGCACATGGACGTCAGCCCGAAGCTGTTCGAAAAACTGAAAAACCAATGGAACGCCAACGAACTGCCTTACTTATTCGGCCACCCCGCCAGCATGGGCCACGGCATCAACCTACAGGAGGGCCAGGCCAATCACGTAGGATGGTTCAATATACCATGGGATTACGATCAGTACGATCAGTTTATACGCAGGGTTCGCCGCCAGGGTAATAACGCGGATACCATATTCGTGTACCACATTATTGCCAAAGGGACGATAGACGAGGCTAAAATGCGCGCCCTAACCAACAAGGGCAAAGGGCAGAAGGCCCTGCTGGACGCCCTAAAGACGTACCGCAGGGCCAAGGGTGTCACTGCTTAGGGGTGGATTGGTACAGCATGGCGTCCTTAGCTTGGCTGCCATGGCTGGAACCAAAGTAGTACGCGATAACCTGCTCGCACTTGGCGGACAGATAACCGACCAGCGTACCCGCCAAGGCGCTGTCCACATGGGAGTAGCCTAGCAGACTGCCGGCCACCATGGCAATGAAGCTTCCTACAATAGTGTATGCCAGCACAGGCACTGTAAGAGACTTGGTAGCGGACTGCAGGTCCCTGGCACCTTGGCGATCCTTAACGTCCAGCTCGGCGGCTGAGGCATTGAGCGCGGCCAATTTCTCTTCATGTTCGAAACCCAACTGCTGCATTTTCAGTCGAAAGTCTGCGTCGGCATTTTTAATGGCGATCATCTGTTCTGGCGTAGCACCCGCAATGGCCGCGCTCACAGTGTCTTCCGTCTTTTGGCTCAATCCTAGTGCGTCACCTATGGCATGCACCGCCAAGCCGCCGAGTGGCCCGCCCAAAGCTGTGCCCAGCATGGGGGCCACTGTACCTACCAAACCTTTCCAGTCCATCACGCTTCTCCTCTTAATTGTGCCAGCGTTTTGCCGCCGGCGTCTTGGCAGTGTGCCATTTCTTTAAAATGCACCCATCGGCCAGCCCACTCCAAACCGACGGATTCGGCTATTTCCCCGCACTTAGTGAACAGCGGTGTGTCTTCCCAATCGGGCTTACCGTTGACCATCGGCACGAAATCGAACGCCACTCGGAAATTATGGTAAGACTCCCCCGGCTTGGCATTGGTAACTATTCGGCCCGGTGCAGTACGGCCTTGAGCATACAACGCTGCTTGTTGTTCGTTGTCGCGGTACGTGGAAGTGATTAAGATATCCACTCCCTGATCTTTGCAATGTGCAATGAATGCCAAGCATTTTTGGGCTACTTCCGGCTTAAGATCATTAATGTTTCGACTGTTGATCATGCTCATCTCCTACTGGGACAAAGAATGTTACCGGTGTCTGACTATCCACATGATCAAACACGCTGAAGGTTGGCAGCCAGTTTATAGCCACCTCCATTCGACACTGCATACCTGCTGGTATAGGGGCGTCCATGGTTAGCAACCGCAAAGTTTTGTTGCCAGGCTCGTAGCGCTTCACAATGTCCGGCAAGTCGACAGTCAACTGGTCCGGTCCACAGACCAGTGTACGATGCATTATGACGTCAACAGTGTCGGTTACCTGCATATTAGCCGCATACAGCAGGTGCAGCCGTCCGTCACGTATTAAAGGCTGCACGGCAGCGTTGTAAATGTGCACCGGCAACGTTATGTCCGTGAAATTGTCCCTGCAAACTGCGCTCACCAGCATGGTGCATACTGCCGCGAACGGCGCTATGAGCTTGGTTACTATCATTTGAAATGCTCCTTAAAATACCCTTTTATTGCGTCCATGCCGTAAGTAAAGAAGAAGAGAATGAACCCCCACACACTGCCGGTAACTATTTTCTTAACAAGTTCTTTCCTTAGTTCTTCTCGACCCTCTACAGTTTTCAGCACAGCGGCGTGATACGCCTTGTGGGCGTGGGCGTCGCCATCTGGGAATCCAGAACGAACAAATTCGAGCAATTCTTCATGCTTTTTATCTTGTGCTTGCTTCATAGCTTCTAGGGCTTTTTGCGTACTTTCGTGGTTACTGTTAACTAAATCCACGACAGCGCGCAAATCTGCGTTCTCCCTTTCTTTCATATAGGCTCCTTGTTATACCCAACCCATATCGTGCGGTATACCCATTTTCTCAGCTTGCATAGCGGCGGAATCCAACGGGTTAAAATTCATCACATGATGAGCCTCGGTAAGGTCGTTAAGTTGGGAACTAGCTGCGAAGTACATAGACACGTCGTTCTTATTGGCCAACGCTGTAATGTCGGAACCTTGCGCGCCATTTATGATGTTCTGTTCAGTCTGCGCCAGACTGGCTGCATCGGTTACTTGACCGGACCAATAGTTAAGGCCCGCAGTGTCGGCATGGTGACCAAACGCGTTGACGTATAGCTGATCTATTTTCTGAGACGTTGTGAGGCTGCCAAACGTGGCTGTGAATTCGGGAGACTGATTGAAAGTCTGTGCTATGGCGGCCAAGCTCATGCCGCCCTTGTACTGTCCCGACCAGTAATCCAGGCCAGCTATGTCGGCGGCGCGTCCGAATAGCTCCACGTATAAATTGGAAACAATTTTTCGCTCACTGGACCATGTCAAATCCTTGCCCATCCAGCCGGTTATAACGTCAAACGTGATGATGTTGTACTGACCAGTACTGGAATTTAGAACTATACCAGGAAATTCGCTGTACGGTATCACCATGTCCCCATTATCACCGTATCCAGTACCCCAGGAATTACGTACTATATAACCGCCAGCACCGCCGCACAGATTGTCGTCAGCCCCCACTATGACTCCAGCGTGTCCGCCGAAGCCTTGGTCGGCAGCGCTGTTGGCGGGGTTAAGAGCGCCTATAGGACCATGTTCTTGCGTGTACCACGTCTTCACAGTGAACCCTATAATGGGAAACTTGCCCTGGTCCAGCCACGATTTCACCATATCCCGGAAAACATTGCTGTTCATGGCATAAGGCTCGTGAATATCAAAGAAGCTCAGTATTTTATGGCTGGCAGCGTCCGTGTATGCCTGGTCTGACGGTTTTTGAGTAAACTTGGATATGTCGTATACCCAGTCAGACTCAGGTGCCAGGCCGATAGTTTCGGAATTACGAAGCATAGCCGGGATATTTGTACCGGTATCCGTGTTGATTGCTGCTGGGCCATTGGCAGCGCGGTAATCATAGTAAGACTGAAGCCGGGATATGTCGTACTCCGGCAGACCCAACTGATGATTCAACATGTTGATGACGGCTGCTTCCGCGTTTTCGGCACAGGTGCCTAACTGACCTTGATCGTACACTTGGCCTGCCAAAGTACGGTAATCATACTGGTAAGTAGTCATTACTTTCTCCTTTAATCATTGCGCTATTTCAACATTAATTACACGAAGTTGCTTAGTGCCAGGCGCTGCAGCCGTGGTGCCCGGTGCTAGGAATATGTACACCATGCGATTGCTGCTTACGACCATTGGCGTGTTAAGCGTTGTAGCCGCCAACGGTATGGATATTCTACCACGAAAATTTATCACGTCCCCGTTGCTGCGTAGCACAGGTATATACTGGTTCAACGTGTCGCCGCCAATAGCATAGTCGCCATTAGACATACGAGCTGCATACAGAGTGTTGATGTTAGTCACGGTGCCTAAATCCAGAGATAACGACACAGCGTCACCAGCGGATACGGCACCAGCCGCAGTCACTTTGTGTGGAATAGCGCGCACAGTGTGGTAAGTAGACGCGCCTGCTTGTTGCACAGCCAAGAATTCGTTGGTGTTAGGCGCACCGTTCAATCCGAATCCGTAACCATCGGCGTTACTGGCGGCTTGACTAAAACTGGACAGCAGCGGCGTACCCGCTGTTACACTGCCTCCGCTCTCTGTCAATGCGCAGAGAATAGACTGCCCCACAGTGGTGTTGTCAGCTATGGCCCACGCATAACAAAGCGTGGCGGTTACAGCATTGAGGTGCAAGTTGTATTGCGTAGAGTTTTCATTACTGCCCCATGATTGATTGAACGTGTTACTGGGACCAAACGCTACCGCAGCGCTCCAAGAAACAGTCGTTCCTGATACAGTGATGACAACGGCCTGCGCGCCCGTACCCGAGCCGCCTGTAACACCCATAGCCTTGGTAGGTGATAGCAACACCATGCTATGGTTGGTATTTCCATAAGCGGAAGGGCACACCACCGGAGTCGCCACGGATATACTGACACCGGATATACTGATAACTACTGCGGACAATGGCGGGCTGCCCCCATTTGGGTACACCACCAGTGCCGTCGTGCTCGTGAGAGGAAACACATAAATACGGCCAAGTACGGTGACGTCTGCAACAGCGGCTATAGTGGTGGGGCTGCCCAGTGTGACTGTTGTGCCGGAAACAGACACGGCCAGAGCTGAAGTAGGGCCGGTAGATGTGGTGTTGGCGGTAACGGCGACAAATAATGTCGAGCTTAGCTGTGCCAAGTTCTGAAACGACGTTTTGCCGTCTTCAAATGTAAAATAAGCTGTGGCTGTAGTGGCGGCAGTGCCAACCGATAAGGAAAAACTCGGGCTGGAGCCAGTAAGCGACAATACCACAGCGGCATAAGTAGTGGCGTCCGTATAGAACACGATAATCCTAGTCGAGTCTATACGGAACGCCATTTTCGGCACCATGCCAGCGCCGGCACTCACAGTCACTGGGGCGGAAACTACTTTGCCCAAATTGTCCACGACAAACGCGGCAAAGCCGCTGGCTAAAGCAGCGAAATGCACTGAAGTGTTGCTGTCGAACGTGGCAAATGGCGCAAATAGCGGAGCCACCAGCGTAGTGGACAGCAAAGAGTCGATAGTTACGAGACCCGGCTCCAAGTTGTTGCCATAGAAAGACCAAGAACCGTTGGAATCTTGGTTGGCTACTGCCGAACCGTCTGGCCCTATAGAAGTTATTAAGTTGCCGGTAACAGGGTCCCGTACGCCGATAGGATACCGCCCTGTGTTGTGGTAGTAGTTGACCGACGCAGCTGCTGTCACGCTTTGCCCCAGAGAAGCAGCCGCCACGGGCGTGAGCGCCCCTACTGCAGGTAGTAACTGCGGCAGGCCGAAAAGTCCTTGGTTCATAATCAGAAGTCCCCACCGTTAGCGAACACGTTAATTCCGATCTGCGTATCGTTCACAGTGGCGCGCAGCGACCAACCTGCTGGCAACCACAACGGCATGAACGAGGGTTGACCAGCCGTGGACAAATTTGAAGAATACGCCGCCGTAGGAGGCGTGGCCGTGATGACTGGCACTACAATTTCCTGCCACAGCTCATAAGCAGGCGCTGCGGGGGTGGATATGTAGTACCCCACCGCAGTCGCGTTGATAGTTGGTGCGGAGGCCATGGTGTATGTGAACGTGGTGAGGCCCGTCACTGTAATAGCCACGTTAGTGACATTATAGTTGAACGGAAACGCCGCTTGCTGCGTGATAAGCGTGCCTGTGGACAAGCCGTGGCTAGTGGTAGTAGTGACAGTAGCTGTGGTGCCCGAAAACGTTATGCTGGCTATTACCGCGCCTACATTGCCAGGCACTAAGAACAATCGCACCAAGGACGCTGCGGTGTTGCCCACGCCTTCCAGGCTAATGTGGTCTATGCGGCTACCATTCTGTCCGGACGGAAAAACATACGCCACGTTGCCGGCGGTTGGTGCAGTGCGGGAAGTGTCGCCAGTGGTAACTTGCCCAAAGCCGATTTTCGGGGTTACTGCGTACTGTGCTGAGCTAGACATTTATATAACTCCTTGGTTGATGATTAAAAAGTCAGGAACGCTAAATCCGACAATGCCTGTAATCGTACCGCCTGTTATGTTCACATTTCCAGAAGACAGATTCGTGAATACGCCTGTGGATGGCGTTATATTGCCAATGGGGCTACCGTTAATGGCGTCGCCTTGTTTTATGTACTGGTTTGGTATACTAGGATTGACAGAATTAAGGAAAGCGTAGTTAACGAAACTTAACGATGAATCCAAGCTGGTGGAATCTGGCAGTATAGTCACGGTCGTGGTCCCGACGCCGTCGTACGAAGAGCTGCTTACAGAACCATAGAAAGTACCTGCCGCCAAGCCGTATTGAATACGACGGTTGGAAGGAAACAACGCACGCTGGTCGCCGGTAACAGAAAATTGAGAAGCGTTGACGAACGTCACCACCAAATTGGACGTTATCCATTCTGTCTGAGACACATTAGTGACCCCAATACCGGAAATGTTGTCCCACGTGCCCAGCGTGTTATTGTTGGCGTCTTTTAAAATGAATTTGTACGCGATGCCATTGGCTAGCCATATCTCATTCGGAGGGCGACCCGCCGCGTCGAATACAATGGGGTTAGCATTTTGCACAGCCTGCGTACTGTCTGTCCAAGTGGCTTGTGGCGTGCTGGAACCAGCTATGTACGTGAACAGTTTGCCACCTTGCAGCACGACACCAGCGTTACTGAAAAACTGCCAGGCCGCGCCACCAATGGGGGATAGGAATGCTGTCATATTATTTCACCTCGTATTCAAAATGTGTGGCGTAACCCAGTTTATGCAATTCCGGCAATTGCGCTTCCAAACCCTCACCAACGTCGTCACGAAGTATCTGATTGGATACGTGCAACTGTTTAGCTGTTTTGTACGCTCGGGCCGCTGCCTGCTTTACGTCTTTACCGAAACCTGTGACTACCATCGTGTAGTCCCCTGCTGTGTTCCATAGCGGTCTTTCAGTTATTTTATCGCCGTCCATGTCCGGCATGACGTCAATTTTCACTCCCTGCGGATGCAGATATTTCTTGTTACCTTTGGTTACACCGTAGATCGGTACGTCAGAAACTTCCTCTCGTGGTTTATTGCCGTACGGGAAATCGCCGTGTGCCATGACTAAACACGCCCCGATGTCTTCCTTAAAACTGGTGGTGTCCTTTCCGTCTATCGCATCCTTCATCCATTGAACTGGGTCGCCTTCTGTGGCGGCTAGCATCATGTTGAATATAGGCCAACCTGGCCGGCAAGTCCATTCTGTAGGCCAAGGCTTACCGCTTTCGTCAATAATGAACCCCAACGCTGTGTCACCCAAATGTCCTAAATCCAGCAGATGCTGCTCTAGCCTAGCCAGCGTTTCCCGTCCTATTTTCGAGTCAGTGGTAAAGGATGCGATAGTGCCCATTTCTCCTGTGTTACAACCGAAATTACCACTCATCAGCTTCTTATGTTCAAAACTTTCGTTCCACTGACCTACCCAACCTTTGCTGCCCATCCATCTAGAAACTCCGAATTCGATACCTTTGATAAATGTCTGCAACATAACTTCGCCTTTTGGTTCCTGCTTGAGGCGCTGTATACGCTGCATCCAACCTATTAAGTCGGCAGCGTTCTTGGATACGTAAGTAAGGGACTTGTCTTCATTGTCGCCCAGAGTCTTGAATACATAACGTTCTTGCGTTTTACGCACGTGGTCCTCAGCCTCGGCCATGGACTTGAATGTTTTGTACGGCGCGGTCTCTATACCAACTTTTTCCAGTAGCTTCATGCCGTTGGCGCGGCTTACTTCCAAATTGGCGGAAGCTTTAGACGGGGCGAATACAGGCGCCCCCTTCTTCTTGAAAAATTCTAGCCGCTCAATGTAATCGTCATTGCTTGTAGCGAACACTAAATCTGCCCAGTTTATGCTGGACACCCAATTGGTAATTTTTTCTATACCTTTAAAGCCACGCCCCGTATCGGGGTGGTTGCAAGGCTTGGGCTTGACGAACCAACGAACGTTGTGCCCGGCTTGTATGCAGCGCCAGGCAAATGACAGACCCACATTGTCAGTGTCTATGATGAGTACGTTCATTGTTCTTCTTCCTCTTTTGGTTTTAGTAATGGTGCCACAGTGGCCGGCAGACCTTCTTGCAATGTACTTGCAGCCCTACCGGACGCGTCTTTCTTAGGCTGCAACATTTTCTTCTGATAACGTTCGCTTAGTACAGCTTGACGAGCAGCAGGGCGCATAGATATGTTATTGGCTATGCCGGCAACATCTCCTTTCAATGCAGCCCCGGCAGCGCTAGCTACGCCGCCATAATCCGAGGACTCTACACCGCTTAATGCGTCCACACTGGTCATGGATTTTGGGTGAGCTTTGGCTACGCGTGCTATTTTCTTAAGTTCTCCCGTCAGAGGTGATCCTTTATCCATCAATCTCGCCAAGCCTCTGGCATTCAAGTTGCCAGTGACGGTATTGGTGACGGATTCCATATCATAGGATTTGGCTATCTGCTGTCGGGCTTTTTTGTAGTCCGGCACCAGGTCCGCATGACCGTTACGGGCCAGGCCACGTTCCATTAGATCGTCTATGGCGTCTGCTGCCTCTCGCTGTGCCAAGCCCAGTGCATGGTCTTTCTCCCCACCTGTAGATTTCAAATTATTCTTAGCGTTTTTGCGCAGCTCTTTCACTATCTGTAGCCCGCCCTCAGTAGAAAAAGGCTCCTGTCGTACCAAATTTTCGCGCAACTTGTCCAATTCCGGCATGTGCATAAGCTCAGGAAACTCCTGCGCCGCTTTGCTGCTGCCTCCACCAATAGCGCGGATTTGTTCACGAAATTTTGTATCTGTCTTTATAGGCTCTTTCGCTTGCTGTACTTTCGCGTAATATTTTCCAGCTTCTTTTCTCACTTTTTCATAAGTTTCACCTGTCAGCGGCTCGTCCTCGGATAGGCCAAGCGCCTTAGCCCCTAGTTTGTTGGTGACGTCTTGGTTTTTAACTGACGCCAATTTTTCCACCTGATTAGGCTTTCCCCACTTTTCTAGAGAACTATCTACTCCTACACGACTAGGCGGTAGCACGTAACCAGAAGACTGAGCTTCTCTGCCTATTTGTTGCTGCATTTGTTGACGGGTGGTACCAACAACTTCCGGCAGTTCCTTGGCCCCTGCTCGCAGAACATTTTTCAGGCCACCTGCAGCGGGTACTATAGCGGGGGCCGCTTCACCTATGGACTCGCCAATAGCTTCACCTTTTTTACCGCCTAGAGCCTCCCCTACTGTCCCACCAACTGCGCCTCCCAGTTTTCCAGGAGCCCCACCAACAGCGCCGATAGCACCAGTTAGAGCTTGTCCAGTGGCGGTACGTGGCTGGTACGTGGCGGCGCGCTGTATTTTGCCTATGGTTTCCGCTCCGCGCTGAGTGGCAGTATCTAAATCCTCCCCCTTAGCCAGGTTGTAAGCCGTGCGCCCAGCGCCGAGCAAGCCGCCTACGGCAGTGGAGCCTAGTCCGGTAATCGCCGTTAAGCCGGATTCCAAGCCACCTTTTATTAGGCCGCCTAGCCCTTCCTTTTTGGCCTTGTAAGTGCTTTTCAGCAGTTGCTCTGCTTCCGGCGTAAGGTTTTGGCGTATATTGGCGTCTGGTACTGCTTGTTTTTTGTAAGCCTCGTACTCCTCAGAAGAATACTCGTCTTTTTTATCAGGCGATTTGGCCGGCTTTTCGGGTTTAGTCGTAGCTTTGCCGCCATCTAAGTGTGTAACCGTGCGACCTGCAAAATCCTTCTGAGCGCGTTCGGTTATCTGCTCAGGTGTTACGTCGTCCGGAGCATTTTCGTACCTGTGGCTGGAGCCGTCGTCAAACTCGACGGTTATGTTCCTTGTCATTTACGATCTCCTACCAGTTGGAAACAGTCGGCTTTTTGGCAGCGGGTTTGGGTGGCGCATATTCGTCGTCCGTTTTCACACCCAAGTTCTTCAATTCTTTTTTCAGACCTTCCACGTCCTGCTCGGCCCTATGGCGATCATCCGCTGTGGCATTGGTAGGTAGCTTAGCCAATTTTTCCTTGGCATCTGCGTACTCTCCTTTTATAATCCTGGCGCGCTCGTCGTCGCGGCCAGCCTGCGTTCCAGCGGAAACTTTCATTTCAGGCGAAGCTGAAGTTTCGGCTTTAGGTACTTTACGAATTTTGCCTCGCACTTCCGAAATTTGATCGGTTATGTTGTCTCGCCGCAGCTTACCTTCGGATATCAGTGTGTCCACACCGCGCTCTATCTGCTCAGCAGAAGATGCGTTTGGCAGCACCTCTTCTATTTCGTGTCGGGCATTGTCGGACAACACACCAGTCAGGTTAGGGTTGTTGATAGTACGGGCAGCTTCTGTACGGAACGTTTGCATGCGTGCGTTGAACTCTGTTACGTCAGGATCTCCCTCCACAGCTCGTTTGCCGCCCCGCAGCCAACGCTCCACCACTGGCACGCCGGTGGCGTCCACTTTCTTGGAAATTTTCTTCAATTGGCCACCGATACTTTCCATGGTTTTTTCGAACGCGGTGATGGCGTCGTACTGGCCTTGCATCTTTTTCAGAGAGCCTTCATACGCTTTAACGTCGGCAATGTCCGCTGCACCTTCACGAGCTGTCTTACCTTCTGCGGCGTTCAGCCCTGTTACGGTGCTTATAATTTCTTTTCGCTCATTTGGAGACAACCCAAACCGACTCAGAACGGACGGTCCTTGCGTGCGCACAAACTCCGCCATAGTTTCCCTGTCCGCAGAGGATAAGCTGGAAGCCCCGGATTTTTGCACTTTCTCTTTCAGCAGCTTTACTTTCTCTTCATCCAGTGATTGCTTAGCCTCTCTCTGCTTTGCCAGAGACTCATAGTTCTCTACCTGCGCCGTACGCAACTTAGTTTGCAGCTCGTCCGCTAATAAGTCACGGTGCCATTTAGTGGTGTTTATCTGATTGGCGAGTATCTCCGGTGTCATGGAAGAAAACTTCTGCAGAGCCTGCGGCGCAAACTTGGGCGCACCGTTAGCATCTTTTTCCTGTGACATCATTTGTACGGTAGCCTGTTTGGCGGCTGCAAATGCCTTCTGAGCTTCGGCTTCGCCTTTCTCCTCCTTAGTTTTTTCGTACACAGACAGCGGACCTGTCATCGTTTTCAACGATTCTTCATACTTGGCCTGGTAAGTTTCCAGTTCGGACGCTTCCATCTTGGCAGTTTTTGTACGGAAATCCTGTACAATCTGCTGCTTTTTCTCTTTCAAGTTGTCCAAATTCATAAGTGTAGCGGAGGACAATTTGTCGCCCAGTACTTTGCGCGCATTGTCTATGCCTTCCGGTGAAAACAAGTCCCCACCGCCGCGCAGGTAGTTGTCCAGTATGGACTTATCTCGCATACGGTCTTCTCTCTGTTGCTGCTCTTCTAATCTTTGTGCTTGATTAGCTTTGAAATCCTCTATTTTGTCTGCCATAGAGTACATCTTGGATTTTTCCGTCATGGGGTCCACGCCCTGGAACGGCTGCACTTGCAGGGGTAAGTTTGTGCTTAACCCGGCCTGCGCGCCGCCTTGCAACGGTACATTAGACGCTACACCCATTGGTATTTGAGACTCTGCCATGTTACCCTCCAAATCCGAATATGCTGCCGATATCACCACCGTATTTCACTAAGCCGCTCGCCAACGTATTCAGCCCCTGGCTCCATATATTGCCCTGCTGCGCTGTACCCGCTGCTTGCGCATTAGCGGCCTGGTTTATGCCGGTAGCTTGAGCGTTAGCTGCGCCTACTTGCCCCGCAGCTTGCGCATTAGCTGCGCCTACTTGCCCCGCTGCCAAGGCCCCGGCAGAACCTAAACCGGCCTGTCCCTCCGCTTGCGCTGCGCCTATGTTGCCTGTATTCAGCGCATTGGTAGAGCCGAGCACACCCTGCGCCTGCGCGCCGGCGGCCCCTAGTGTGCCTTGTGCCTGTGCGTTACCTAAGTTCTGTTGCAGTGTTTCCATAGATACGCCATGCTGGGCCAACGCCTGCTGCAATTGACCAGTAGAAATTTGACCAGTCTGCACTAGATTCTGTAGCGCTCCTAGCGACAAATTATTTTGGGACATCCACTGGTTAAATGCTTGCTGCTCATACTGCGCTGCTGTACCTTCCGCAAATTTACCTAAGCTTTGTATGTTGGCAGAGGAAAGTTGCAGCCCCCCTGCACCAGCCGCGTTGTTGATGGCTTCCTTACCCTGCTCTAAAGCAAATTGATACGCAGGCATGTTCTGCGCGTCCGCCATGGTAAAGGCCCTGTTGTACTGCCCACCTGGCTTCAGTCCTTCTTGCAGTTGGCTCAAAGCTTCTGTACCCGCCTGCTGATAAGGCTTTTGTATTTCTTGCTGCTGCTGCAGGGTTTTATCGGCCTCTACCATCGCATTACGGATACCTGCCATTTGCTGCTGAGCGGCTGTTCCGTATGCGTCTGCCATAATGCCGGCAGATTTCAGTTGTGCGTCGGACATACTTACACCCGCCGCACGCAATGCGTCTCCTAGCGACTTGCCTTGGGCTAAGTAAGCATCGGATATAGTTTTACCCGCTCCTGTGGCCGCGCCTGACAGTATGCTAGCCGCGTTAAGCGCAGCTTGGGATTGCAGCCCCGCGCCTTGCGTCGCAGCCCCGGATAGCGTATTAGCAACATTGCCCGCCGTCTTACCTTGCAACACTGAACCCAACACGTTGCCTGCGACGGAACCGATATTGCTGCCTCCCAGGTTTTTAAGCTGATCCAAAAACCCGCCGCCAGTAGTGTCGGTAGAAGCTGCTCCTGTATTGAGTAAAGAACCGGGCTGTGCAGAATTTTGCCCTAGCAATTTAGTTGTTTCGTTAGACAATTGGTCTGCACCGGACAAACCGCTCCCCGTGCTTGTAGCGGGTAGCCCGCCTGGCAATTGAGAACCTAAATTATTAAACGCCCCCTGCCCAACGGTTGTAGTATCTATGCCTGTTGGCGCAGTAATGGAAGACACATCGCTACCGATAGGAGCCGCTACAGGGTTGGTGATAGCGGTAGAACCAGCTTCCGACGCTATATTGCCCTGTCCAAACAAGCCCCCACCATCACTAAATAAACCCCCTGCGCTGCTAGCAGCGCTTTCCGTAAGCCCCCCTCCACCAGCGGACGCTATGTCTGCGGCTGTTACTGGATTTAGCCCACTGCCGGCGCTTACCAATTCCGATGTTAAATCCCCTGGTATGGAAGTCGCACCTGAGCCGATAGCCCCAGAACCACCTTCTACAGCGCCCGCCACACCGGCCCCGCTAATAGCGGACAGTGCCGCAGCGCCAGTCCCAAGCGCCACCCCGACGGGTATAAGCTTGTCGAATAAAGTGTCCCCCTGGTTGTACAACTGTGCGTTAACGCCGCCGCCAGGACCTTCCCGCAACGCCACTCTATGCCCCCCATCGGGGGACTCTGCATTAAATACCGCGCCTTGGTCTGGCGTAAAAGTTACCGCCGCCTTACCTGGCAACCCCAAAGACGACAAATCTAACAAAGCTGTATTAGGGTCTTCCCCAGTACCTTGTGTGTCAGCGTTCTGTGCTGTGTAGCCACGCTGCGCCATTTCCGGATGTTGCTGCTGTAGCAGAGACATCAATTGGGAATACGACAATTTGGAGTAATCGAATGCCATTTACGTCACCTATCTAGTTTATTCTGAACCATGTGGCGGAAGCCGCGTTATAAAAATAGTTGATGCTCACGCCTGCCAGTAAAGTGGATGGCGGGTTCTTGACAGTCTGACCTGTATTGGCTGACAAAGTGAACCCAGTAACTGTCGCCGTGGAAGCTATCTGTAGCAACTGACCATCGACGGGGTTAGCCGAGGTTTTCACTGTTCCTGTCGCTAATGTACCCGCCGGGTTTAGCAATACCAGCGACTGTTTATCTGCTGCAGTTATGGAAAAACCTGTCAATGGTACTGCTGGGCTCTGGCCAGAATAATCTATAGCCACGTATTGCAGAAAATTGAATAATTGGTCTACCCAGGCCATCCAGGAAGACGATATCTTCTTCGAGTTATTTTGCTCTATGTCGTCCAGATATGGAGGAGTGCGTAACATCAGCCTTCTCCTTCCATGCGCATAACGGACGCTGCGCCATGAGCTATGACGAACTTTACAGGGTCGGTCATAGTTATTTGGAACACGAAGTCACGGGCCATACCCATCCTCCTCCATATGACTCTCGGCACTGAGTACTGTCCCACCTTGCCTAAAGTGGCCCACCGTTCATACCCATAAGTTCGGCCTCCGTCTTTAGATGTTTGCAACATTATCTGAGGGTCTTGCCCTTGGCCCATTTGCAGACCCACGCCGGTTTCCATGTCGATGAAAAGTTCGGAAATGCCGAATTGGTTTCCACCATCTCGTATATGGCGAGTACGAACTTGGCGTTTTATGGGAGTGCCGTTGTCGGTAAATGTGTTTTCGTCAACTCGGTAAATATTACCTGAAGAAAAGTCGCTCATGTAATTCACAGTATTGAACACCACCCCCAAATTTCCATAGTGGCGGGTCAGCAACGCTATGCCAGTCTGAACCTCGCCCCATAGGTTGGTGGTGGCGTCGTATAAAAACGAGCGACCCGCCGTGGGGAACGTCAATTGGTACATGGCGTGGCCTTCTATTGTGTAGGTCAGGGCTACGGCGTCTGACAATGTAGAAAACGAGTTTATAAGATTCTCTATGTCGGAAGTGCTCACTCTTACTGGAGAATAACCATTCAGCATAAGAACCTGTATGGTGCCTTGTGGATTTTGTCCGAGGAAAATTTCCGAGTTATTCAATTTAGATCGCGACCAAACAGCAGCCAAACCCCAAGTCTGCGTCGCCCCATTAATACGCTGCTGCGGTACACCCGCCGCGCCTACATCCTGCCAAAATTCTATTGACTGTGCGCCCCATAGTATCAGATTGCCATTCAACACCTCTACGGCTAACAACAAGTCCGAATAGTTCTCCTTAGTCGCGAATATGACAGGAGTCCAGGTGGCGCCGTCATAAGAAGCACTTTCGTAAAACTGCCTAGTATTACCTCGATTAACAATGAACCGTCCATTGAGGAACGCAATAGTAGACGGATTGGAAGGAAAATTGGCATCCACTATTTTAGCAAGCACGTTGCCGGCAAACGTGAACGTCCATCCCGATGTACCGTCTACTATACCTAGCTGTATACCATTGTCCGCAATGGACACGATACCTGTGCCTGCTGCTAGGCTAGCCAAGCTGGTAATGGTGCCGTTACTGCTTACACTGTAGAGTATGGCACCCGCTACAACGTACATCAACCCATTGGCTACATACATGCCGCGAATAGGAGAAGTAGGCAACGTAACGAACTTCACTGTACCAGGAGTGCCGCGCAGCACTGCCACTGTCTTGTCTTGGTCTGATCTAGGGTCGAAAAAACAGTTAAGCCTGCGTTGAGAAGTAACCACTGCAGAATAGGACTGCACACCATCGCCGAACAGTGGTACGGGCTTCATAGTCCATCCTCACCCGGTTGGAAATACATGGTGGTGCGAAATGGCTCTTTCTTTTGGGCTATGGCGAGCGCCGTGGCAGCGTTTTGATTCATCAAGTCTGTCCACTTAGCGTTAAACATTGGGGCTATAATTTTGGACAAGTTTAGCGCTAGCGGCAGAAACCATTCCTGCGGGTACTCCGGCGTGTCGTTTGGATTGTTGAAATCCTGTATTGCTTCCAAGTACGTGATGACTAAGTGTTTGGTCACGTCATTAGACGCCGAACAATCCGTGAATAGATTGCTATTTGCTAACTGAAACTCATAGTAGATAGCTGTGGGATCAGATATAAACTGAGGATTAGTTTTCGAAGGCAGTAGGTCATACTCTGGCTGAGTCAGAATTTTTACTGGGGTGTCACTGTTAAATATATCCCGCAGTACACATGCCTCAATTACAATGGGCTGCGTGGCTGTGGTGGTGTAGTCGAATACGTTGGTGCCGGCGCTAGCCTGACTGGGCAAGTTGGTACTCAACGTTACTGTCTTGGTGCCTGTGTTGATGCTAAGTACGTTGCTCCAGAATATGGTGCCTGAATCCAGCACCGTACCGAAATTATCCCCCACCAACAGACCAGCCACACTAGCCAGTACTATGTTGGGCTGGCCGCCCGCCGCCGTAGCAGTGGAAGTTGTGTTTATGTAACTGGTAGTCCAGCCTGTTCCGTTAGGACCGAGTGTGTACTGCCCCGTTACGCCGGATAGAAACAAGTGTCCTCTGCGCCTTGTCCAAGTTTTCAGACCGGGCGCGAAGTCCGCTGTACCCTGCCATTGCTTCACCAACATATTCAGAAAATCGGCACAGTCCGTCACTTCTTGCGCAGTTGGCGTTTCTGTGTCGTCCAACTTGCCTATATTCATCATAGCAAGGCGTATTATCTTGTCCCTGGATACGCTGTAAGTGTATGTTCCCGAAGTGGTCATGTGTTACTCCTCTTGGTACATTTTTCTGAAGGCGTCGTCAGCTACAACAAAACTTTCGCCCAGTTCATTCGTCAAAACCCAGTTGCCTGGATGCACAGCCTCTCCACCTTTCTTAGTAGGAAGCCAGCCCACGCCAGGTGCATTTGGCAGGCAGTTGACCTTGTTATGGTCACCTGCTGCATTCCAGCGTACCGCCGAAAACGTAGGCTGTTTTAGTCTGACTTTCATGCTGCTAGAATCTTCAATTCTTTTATACGACGGATGTAGTAGTCGACATGGTAAGCGACTTCCTGCATGGATATATCCTTTTGGCATTTGGCGGTACCTGTTTCCACATCTTGTGTGCAGAACTCCCAGCCGTAGTGCATCATGTGACAAGCTGGGACATCATCCGAATCACGCCCCTTGCATCGTGTGCCCTTAGACTGCAGAGAAGTAGTATTGACCCAGTCCCTGGTCAAGTTTTCTTCTGACGAATGGGAAAGAAACACTATTTTCGGCACTTCTTCGCATGCTACAGCGTTTAACACGCCGGTCTCCGGCCCTATCACCAAGTCGGCCTCACAAGAAGCAAACGTTAACGTCTGACGAATACCCCATTTACCGCTCACGCAGTGAACACGCGGCTCGTTCTCCCATCCTTGCTCCAGAATGACACAATCCGGCCCGCCGCACAACACCACGCTAACGCCAGGATGGTGTAGCATGATGTACGCCAGTATGTGGTCCAATCCGGCCCATGTTTTGTGTACAGAAGACCCGGCCAAGGACCACAAAATGGTTAAACCGCCCATTTTGGTACGTTGCTGCTTGGCCCATTTCTTTTCCTCCGCTGTTGGGTAGAACTTTACAGCGGGCACATGGGGAACGCCGGCCAGCAAATGCTGAAATTCAAGGTAGTTTTGGTTCATCATCATATGACGGACCAGCGGGTTCCAACTGTGCTGTGTTCTGCCGGTCATGGCTAGCCACGTTCCCTCTACAGACTCGGACAAATTGACAAATTTGTCGTACTTTTTGGCTTGGTGCCGCCAAAAATCGACCAAATTGGCGTTAGGCACTTGATCTTTGTCTAATTTCATTACTGCGTCGATGTTAGGGTCGTACTTTACTACGTCTAAACCGGGGTCGCTAGCCATCAACGTTACATGGTAGCCCTGCTGCTTAAGACCAGCAAACACACTGCTGGCCTGCATGAGGTCCCCAAACGCACCAAACCGACACACTAGTGCTGTTTTTGCCGGTTTTTCTGCCGCGTGGCTGTACAGCCGCTTGCGGCCCTGCACTTTGCAAAACACCAGCAACATGGAGTATTCGTCGTCTTCGTTTCGATCTTGCTTTTCCTTCAAATCCCAGCCACCTGGCATTTCATCCATCGCCTTGATTATGTCCTCTGGCAAAAAGTCGTGCTTATGGTCAGGGTTTGCTCCGGGTTGTCCGACGTTCGGATAGAAATTCTTGTGAGGAAGATACAGTACCAAATTACCGCCTTCCTTCACTAGCCGCCACCATTCCTTCAAAGCGGACTTGTAGTCCTGTATATGCTCCAGCAAATGACTGGAAAACACAAAATCCATACTTTGGCTACCGAAAACAGATAAATCTTCCGCCGTTTCCACTTTCATGTCTGGGCGAATGGTGTGCCCGAATTGCTCATGGTGTCCGTTATCCACGGAAATAGCCTGAGGCAGAATTTTGAACATGCCCGCGCCCAGGTCTACGCCCCTACCATGCAGATAGGGCGCTACCTCCCAGACAATTTTCTTGGATTCGAATCCTTGGGAACCTTCCATTGACCAAACCATTATTCAGCCTCTTCGTCTTCTGGCAAAGCCCAGTAAGTGTGTGGGCCAGACTTGAATTTGCGAACGTCAATTTGAACTGCGGCGTCGCGGATATCGTCTAACGCATAGCCGTCAATCTCGGCCTGCTTTTCGATGGCTTTGGGCGTCATACGTGTGTCGAACAGCAGCCCCCTCAAGTACTCCGCAGCGGCTTCCACTCCACCTTCGGCGTCACTGTGCACTTCTTCACCGTCTGTGGTCACTTCGTTACCAGCGCTGTCAAAGTACTTTCCGTGCTGCGTGTACGATGCAGCGTGGTTACCATAAATATGGCCGTAAGGTTCCTTCGGATTTAGTTTCATTTTTTACTCTCCTATAAGAGCGCGCCGTTGGCGATCAGAACACATTCTGCCGCTGCTAGCACATTGGTCGCCGCTTGAGCGGTATTGGTTACTCGTATTGCGAAGTCGGTTTTCTGATTAAAAAGAACTCCTTCCTGTGCGTCATGACGATACGGCGCTGTAGAGGTCACGTTAAACTCTATAGGTATGCGGTTCACACCCGTAGATAATCTCGAAAAGAACGAAAAAACTGCGGCATTAACGCCCGCGCCGTTAGGACTAACAACGCTAAACACAGCTGAAAGCAAGAAAAGTGTGAACCCTGCGGGCACTGTGTACACAGCCGTCCTGCCAAAACTGTATCCCGCTTCTATGTACCCCACAGTAGGACCGGAACTTACACCGCGTACCGTGATATTACCTGCGTTTGTCCTACCTGTGCCGGCGGAAGCTACTGTCAACAAGTTGACACGCAAAAACTTATTAGCTGTTGATACAGGCGTCAAACCATTGAGCGTCACTACTTCTGATATCGGGTTATAATTACCATCCAGACCTGACACAGTAATTGTTATAGCACCTGTGCCTGCTACTGTGTCCGCAGCGTTGTCGGATAGTAATTCCAATTGAATAGCAGAGGCCAGAAAATTGTAGTTGCCACCTGGTACCCACACGTCCGCCGCTGCGCCAGCCCCAATATTCGGATTATGTCCAAGCAGGGTGACCCTTGTTTGCGTATTGATCAACCCCAATCCAACGCCCTGGTAATAGGGCATTTCGGTCAAGACGCCAGATGGGGTATGAACATTAGCTGCCATGATTACAGACGATCCATGTAGTTATTGCGTTCGGCGAAACCACCCGAGTCTCCATAGAACAGATCGCAATGCTCGCCTGTGTACTGATCATCTGTACCTTTCATCGGTGCTGGCGTAAAGCCTCGTACCAAAGCTGAATCAGACAACTGATCCGTTACGTCGGTGCGCCCCGCCAAGCTCAGAGGCATGTAGTGAGTACAGCCGTCGTCTATGGCAGACTCAGGCATTTTGTTGAACCTCTGACCACTATCCGGAGAAGGGTTGTGATCGGTGTAACGCTGAGACTCAAAAGACGCCCACTGTTCACCTTGTTCTTCCTTGCCCGGAAGCGTGATTTGCAGTTTTTCTTTCAAAGACATGATTCTTCTCCTTAAAGGAAAAAGAGGCCCGAAGGCCTCGTTGCTTCGCTTACTCCTTGATGTCGCGAGGCGTTGGTTCCCAGCCGTCCCCGGCGTAGCTCATGTCTGTCAGGGTCTTCAGTGGCATGTCTCGTTGATCAGTGTTTTCCTGATTTCGGATGTCCATACCAGGCGGCAGGAAGTTGAACTTCGCCGCTTCACCGTAAGGCGTGCCCTTCTTAACGATGTAGGAGCTGGTTTCGGCCTGAAAGCCAGACATTTCACCGATATCGTTGCGAAGAGAGTTCATACCTGGTATACCAGGCGGCGTCTCATTCAACGGCGTAGCGAATTTGTCCGGTTGCGCGTTACCGCGCATTTGGCCTTCGTCCATTGCGGATTTGCCCGAAGGCAATTTAGGCTTGACTGCCATGATTTTCTCCTTACGCAGTAACGTTAGCCAGTGGTGCCGCCATCACTTCATAAGCAATGACGGCTTTACCGACAACGTCCGACAACGAAACAACTTCCACGATATCCCCCTGATTCAGGTTCACACCATCGGATACGTTGGTTGCTACCAAATTGAATGTGGTGCCGGCAGCGGCAGTACCAATAGTCTGCGTACCCAGCGTGGTAGTGGCAGTGCCGGAAATGCGCACCAAACCGAATCCGTGACCCGCCGCCGTGCCTGCTACGGAAACCGTAGCCTGCAGCGCGTACAACTTCATTGCAGTAAACGCTGCGAACTTTGCATACGCAGTAGTGGCCGCACCGCCAGCCTCGCCCAAACATTGGCCCTCGCGGGAAACGTAGGTCGGGTGGGCGTACTCCATGTTCTTGGTTACCATGATTTGTTCCTCCTTTCCTATTAAGCTTGGCTGTCCCACTTAGCGATACGAGCGTTAAGTGCCAAGGTGTGAACAATGCCAAAGCCGCCCAAGTAATACCAAGCGACACCCTTGCTTCGACCGTAGTCCGTCGGGATTTTACCTCGCATTTCTTCCGGTACGGCCACCGCTTCCGCGACGGTATCGTTACCAAAGAAGAAAATCCAGTCCGACTTACCATTGGTCCACGTCACCATGTCTCCGCCGGCACTGGAAGCGATACCAGTAGTACCGATGCCCTTAGCCACGTTAGTCTGCTCGATGTAACGAGTGTTCTCATAACGACCGATTTCACCGTTCATGATCAACTTAAAGCCGGTATCCGAGTACTGATGGATGGTCTCCAAGTTATTTTTGAATGCGCGCAGGGTGGTGGGCCAGGCCAATGCGTAGTAGTCGTCCCCCAGGTACGCTGGAATATTTCGTTCCTTCATGGAGTCAACAATGGACTTGGCGTGGCCGTTGTTGTACGCGATGCTATTGGTGCCGGTGACAGTGCCGTTGGTATACAGCGTAATGGCTGCTGTATCGGTACCGCCGACAGGGATGGCGCGTAGCGGAGTGGAGTTGAACTGGGTCCATGCCAGACGGTCGAACGTCTTGACGGCGTCGTTCTTCAACACTTTTTGAATCAGTTCCTGAACCGGAAATTTGGACAAATTGTCCAGTTTGCCAGAATACGGCACGGAGTTACCAGCTTCAGTAATCGTCAGGGTACCCTGAGTGATAGTGAAGTTGGTTTCCGGCATTGTGTTGGTTTCCACCAGCACGCCGCCCGCCGTAGCTACGTCAGAGAACACGTCCCAGGTGAAGGTGTCACCCTTCTTCTTGCCTTGTTGGGTAGCATCCCGAACGTCACAGAACTGACGGAATTTAACCAGCGGCTGCACGCTCATACGCAGCACGTTGGACAGTTGGCGACTGTACATGAAGCCGCCGAGGCTGTTAACAGCCCATACTTGACCAGCCATTTTAGCATTCTCCTATAAAATTGATCAACCTTTCGGCGAATTAGCCATCCACTGCGGTCCGCCTCTTTGACGAGACATTTGCGCGATGATATCAGACGCCGACTCTTCCTTTTCTTCCTCTTCCGGCTTTGGCGTAGCTTTAGCATTGGCAACCGCCGGAGTTTGCTTGGCGCTTGCCTTTGCTGCCAATTTGCCAGCGTTTACAGACACATCGGGTTCCTTTTTGATGGTGCTGGTCTTGCCGGTCATCCATTTACGGATGTCATTGCCGATAGCTGTGTATCGCTCCGCATACGACCTACCATCGCCTTCTTTGACCAATCGATCATCAGCGTTAATGGCAAGTTGATGAAGAATAGGGTCACCCACAATGTCGGAAAATTCCCTATTAAATTCTGCTATGGCAGTTTTGAAAGCCAAGCGGTCGTCAATTTTTCGTGCCATGTCTTCTTCCGATGGACCAGCACTTCGCAATTTCTGTAACGCTCTTACGGCCTCTTCCTCTGTGCCCATTTGTATGTCCCGGGCCAGGGCAGCCAGGTCTTCCTCCTGGCTAGGGTTTGGCGCGGTGGTACTTCGCGCCGCATTCTTTGCTTCTGCCGCCTGTTGCAAGTACACATCGGCGGCAGCTATTTTCTGGGCCTTATCCAGAAGCTCCGCTGTTAATTGTACATCTTTACCGTGCACTTTAATAGTGGGCAGCACAACCTCTTGCCCCGCTGCCGTTGCTTCTTCCAGTTCCTGCTTTTCCGCCTGTTGGCGAGCGGTATCTGCTTCCGCGTCGATGCGTGCTTGCTCAGACTCTACATCATTCTCACTGGTGCCTGCTACGCCATCGACAACAAACTTCTCGGTAATGCCCTTGTCCAGATCAACTATGTCAACAAACTGATCCTCACGTTCCTTGTCGGCACTGTTAGCCAAGGCGTTCAATCGATTAATACGGTCATCTCCACCGTTGCCTATGGTAGTGCCATCGTCAGCCGTTTGTGCGCCGCCCGCGTTTTCGGACGAGCCGTCTTCGTTCAATTGATCCCGCAGAACGAACCGCAGAAGTTTGTTAGTTTTCATGATTTCTCCTTGCTTCTAAGAGTTTTACCGCCTGTAATCCATCCGTTATTGCATCGGACAGCCAATTAATTACCAACCGGGTTGCTAGTATGCGCACTTGCAACCTGGATACTTCCGCTATATCCGCTGGTGATACTCTTGCCAATTGTATCGCGGCCAGCTCAAATTCATCCTGAGCACGGTTTCTCATGTACCTGCCCATGGGGGTGTGGAAAAATTCATCCACCTCATGGCCCAACATAGCTCGCTCTGTTTCCAGCCCTATTTGTTCTTCCTGGTTGATCTCCTCATCCATTACTTACGCTCCCCTATTTTATTTGTGCGCCGCAATGTTGCCCCGGCCAGCATCATTTGGCGTTCATGCATACGCGCTGCGTCTGCTTCTCGCAAAGCTCTCATATGAGTCACCGCGTTTCGTCTGTTCTCGTTGTCCTCATGTATGATGGTAGTCTGCAACTTAGTAGCGTTGGCGCCTTGTGCTTTGGCTATATCCACTTGGTGCTTGGCTGTCTTGTCCTGCAACTTGGCTTGCAGTTGCTGCACGGCTTGCATAGCCTGCTGTAACTGCTGTTGTAGCTGCAGTACCTGCGGGTTGTCGGTGGTGAAGAACCTGCTGCCGTCCGCATATCCTAAATGTCCGAATATCTCGGACCCCACTTCCTGCATGTTCAACCCTGGCACTCCGGACTTCATCAACCCTGCGAAAGTGTTCATACCGGCCAGGAACTTTTGCAACTTCATTTGCGGATCCGTTGCACCCATGCCCACGTTCACGGTCAATGTCAATTCTTTTTCTAGCAGTTGGTCCGTCACTTCGTTGATACCAAACTTCTGAAACAAATTGGCACGCTTGGCAGCCAGCCCCAGTATCACTTCGTCTGTCTCATACTTCTGCTCCAGCAACATTAGCTGGCGCAGCACCGGCTGTACAAACGTCTCTACAAACGTGCGTAGCAAGTACTCTACCAGTGTCCCGCTGTTTTGCATCAGCATGTTCATGTTGCGCGCTGGGGCGTTCAGCCCGTGGTCCGCCATTACCTGCGCCGCGCTAAAGTTGCCACCCAGATCGTTAATGTCGTTGTCTATACGGTTCTGCTCTTCGTACGAAGACGCAGTCACGTCGGCCGTAGTTATTTCCCGAACGTCGTTTACGGGGTCGTCCATCATGACTACGCCGCCTGGCACATTGCGCACCAGCCCGCCGATGTCCACGTCCTTGCCTCGTTTGGCAAAGTATTTCTTATTCAGCGCAAACTTTACGTTATCCATGCGCTGATTGGCTATTTCATTCGTCTCCACCTGCAGCGGCGCTATCAGCTCTGCTAAACTGGACGGCCACACCTTGTGGGCTTCCAATATGCCCACACCCATGACATAAGGGCGCTCACCGTGCCGCACGGCCTCCTCTAACGGGTACGGGTCGGTCAGCATTTCCTGGTCGCCGAGCATGTAGAACTCAATTTCTCCTTGCTCAGTTCGGTGTATGTGGCGGTGCACCCACACTATTTCGTGGTCTGCTACGGATTTGCTGTCATGCGCATACACGTCCTCCTTGCCGTTTTGCCTGGCGCTACGCGTGCTGTCGGTTTTGTTCTCGGTAGCGGTGCGCAACGCACCTTCACCGAGAGATTTCCACTCGCCGCTCTCCATTCGTTCCCGTACATCCATGGCGTACATGGGCATAAGATGAATGATATAAGGGGAAGTGTTGATGGGGTCAGTCCAGTCCGCGCCGGGGTCCAGTCGTATGTTCTCTACAGGTATGAGCGTTATGCAGGGTTTGTCCTGCAGCGGCTTTTCTTGCTTTACCGATACTTGCTCCACCTCGGCTGCCGGCTGTGCGCGCACTTCCTCGCCACCCATAGTGAACGCTCCAGACGGCAAATTGCCTTGTTCTGGATACTCCGTCTCCACTTCTTGCGCCGGTTCACCTTCCAATGACGTAATTTTGGTCGCCAGAGACTCTAGAACATTCTTGGGCTTGTAATCCCAGTAAATGTGCGCTACGGCAGCCTTAGTTACTTGAACGTCTTGTAGAGCTCCTATGACAATGTGGTACCACTTTATGTTTTTGCTAAGCCTGTACTGCATCACTTCCTTCATGATTGCAGCACTGGCAGCTTCCACTTTATCGTTCGGGTTGCTGGGCGTGGTGCTTATAACGTCCATGCTGGAAAAGAAGGCTGCTGCTGCTGCGGCCTCGTTTCGACGAATGATGGAACGCGTTTTTGGTCGAAACATCTTACTGCGCTTGTCGTACGCAGAATTGTTGTACTTGGATGCCGCAGGGTGCTGGTTGTAAAACGCCCGTATGGAGTCCTCCCACTGTTGGCGCAGGTTATTGTCAGCGTAGGTGGTGGAGGCACGATAGGCGTCCTGGCCGCGTCGTTTCCAGTCCACCTGTCCGCTGTGTTGGTCGCCGCTTTCCCCGTACTGCGTTTGCGCGGTTGGTGGTCTATTTTCTGGGCTTATGGAAGGCATAGTCGTTTGTTCCCATGGGCATGCGTGTGTTCATTAATTTATTGTAGTCCTCGTAGGCGGCTTTGGGTGTAGTGCCGTAGCCGTCGAAGTGGAAATGGCCCACGTCTCCACGGCACTGCCACATTCCACCATACCATCGTCTTATTCTTGGCTTCATATCAGTTGATTTTCGCTGTGCAGGTAGGCTGTTTCTCGCTCGTCAACCAACTTGGCAGCGTCTTTCCTGGCTATGTATTTTTCAGCCTCGGGGTCGCCTTTGGCTGCACGCTCTACCACAGCCCACGGTACGTACGGTCTGTGCTCGCTGGGCTGGGCTTCCGTTGGGCCCCCTGGCAAATCGTCAAAGTTAAGGTTCATGTACTTGCGCCTCTGCGTCTTTACTGAAAACCAAGCCCTCATTACGCTTCACACTCACGGCTCGGTCGTCGTACAGCGCGGTCATGCCGGGGTCTTTCTTGTTGGTGATGGGCAGCACCTTGCCAAAGTTCTCTTTACAGAAACGCCTTATGGCAGGGTGCGGCTTGCGGGCCGTGAATATTCTCACGTCCTTGCCCTCCGCCAACCACTCCCGCACCTTCTTAACCATTGGTGCTAGGGGTTTGCCGACGTGGTTATCGTCGAAGGCGCCGGGCTCGTGATGAGCCAGAGTACCATCCAAGTCCACACCGATCCATGGCTTAAAACCGGAAGTGGTCTTCATATTTCTTGCCGAGTTCCCCGGCGTCCTTGCCCTTCACATACTCGTCCTTGTCGCCGGTCTGTTCCTCAATGGCCTTGTCCACCTTACCCTTGCGATCCGTCAGATCCTTACCGGCTTTCTTGGCGGCTCCAAAGCCAAGAATATCTAGCAAACCCTTTTTCTTTTGCTCTTCCATTTCACACCTCCACATCGCTTAGTGAGTTGATACCTTCGAACACTGCTGCTTCCTGCCCTTTGTCTACCCCCTGTATATTCTTGGTCGGCATTTCTCCAGTCCAAGCGCCTCGCGGCAAGTCTAAACGTTCCAATAGCTCGCCTCCTGCCATTTTCGCCATGTGTGCCAGTTCAAATGCAGACATAGGCTTGCGGCAGTCGATGGTGTAGCCGTAATTGAAGTCCGGGTTGATAAGCAACTTCACGGCCAGCGCCATGCCGGGATGCCACCCCACTACCCAGGGGTAATTAGGATAGGTGTTGGTGAGTGTGATAGCTACCTCTTTAGCCAGAAACTCCATGGTGGAGTTCTCAGCGTCCGAGTCCATGTCTACCGTCTGTACATCATTGAAGTCCATTACTGGGCCGCCTCAGGTGTTGCCTCAGGTGTTGCCTCAGGTGTTGCCTCAGGTGTTGCCTCAGGTGTAGGTACCTGTGCGACTGCAGTAGTACTGTCGGCGCTCGAACCAGTAGCGGCAATCGTCTCCGGGGCTTTTGGGCTTTCCACTGCGCCCTCTGCTACTGTGGAGTTCACCGCAGCGGCCGAGGCAGCATCGTAGCCCGCCTGGTAGCCTTCCTTGTATCCTTCCGCGTGTACTTTTTCCAGCGCGGCTTCGTGGGAATTGGGAAAATGTTGGTTGTAAATTTCCCGCAGTTTTTCGATGATAGAGCTCATTTCTTTTTTCCTTATGCTGTTGTTACGTTTGGTGTATCCGCTGTGGCCGTGGCGGCGTTGGCGGACAGTGATTGATCCTGTGTAGGCGCTCCGCTACCTTGCCCCATGGCGTAGCCTGCATCGAACAAACCGCGCAGACCTGCGAAATGCGACACAGCTACGTTTTGCTTGTAAATCATTTCCAAATCATTGTCGTTCATCATTTCTTTCCCCTTATTGCAAAACTTTTACGCTGTACGTCGTACCTATTGGCGACAGCGATACGACGGCGCACACTTTCACGGTTACCGTATTGGCAGCCGACACATAGCCAAAGAAGTAAGACCCGTCGCCAGGGTAGACAGTAGGCGACACAGAAACCGGCTGCCCGACCACTACCCCCGTCACGGTGGCGTTGCCACTGGCACAGCCACCCGCTAATAGCAAACCTGGCGTTATGGTCCCCGTGACCCCGTTGAGCGTCGTGGCTATCACACCTGTGCTTGGGTACGTAGCAGTAGTGCTGTTGACGGCAGGCGTTTGCGCCTTCGCTATGATAACCACCATAAGCAGCACCGCAACAACGCACAGTGCCGCCATTACGTACGCCAAAGTGCGCGCCGCTTGGTTCAGGTAACTGTCGGATTTCCTTCTGTACATGGTAGTCATATCAGCACCCTGTTACGCCGGCACCGACGTTGTCCACCACTGTGACGGATGATCCCGAAGTGCCGGCGTACATAACCAGCTTGGCGCTGCCTGCGTTGGTGCCGCATATCATTTCCAACTTGCCGCCTGCTGCGCCCGGTGCGCTGCCGCTGGCTACCATGCGGTCTATACCTAGCGCGCTGCCGCTCAGTGCCAATTGCGTGGCACCGACGTTCATGGTGGCGGACTTGAGGCCTGTGCTGAACACTCCGCTCCCGGTTACCTGCAGCTCATTGACGCCATCGTCTGTAGTGCCGCCAACGCTTACACGTCCAGAACCAAATATCACCATGTGTCTGTTGGCCGCGCTGCCAAAGCCGTTAGTCGCGAAGACAATATTGTTGGCGCTGCCTGTACTATCGGTGGCTATAACCATGTTACCAGATTTACCAGCGCCAGAAGGTGCAGACATGAACAGATAGCCCTCGTTGGCCCCGGTTACCGCATAAGCAGCCTGGCTAAATACGCTGGACGTAATGCCCATGTCCATGTACCCTGTGAGGTCGCTTGACGTTACGTTATCCGGGTACGCCACAATGTCAGCACTAGCGTTTGCAGTGGCGGACTTGTTCTGTATGGACACTTGCGTGTAGTTGTCCACGCTGTTGGTTACTTGTAGCGCCGGGTTGGTAAGCGTCGCTGGTACCGCGCCGTTAAGTGTAATGAACCGAGGATTGACGCGCCCAGCCGATACAGGTATGTAGCCGCCCGGTCCCTGTGGCAGGGCAGAAAAGGCGTTACCTTGCTGGTCGTAGTAGACGCCGTTCTGCACCGCAAACACACGGCCGGAATAGTCCGTAATGGTGTCGTACGTCTGCGTAGCATTGAACGAAGGCAGCGGAGCCGCAAAGGCCCACGCTGCCGCCAGCACAATCGCTATAGATACTAGTTTCCTTATCACGATGCACCTCCATTGTAGAACCCGTTGTCGGTTTGGTCTGTACTGTCAAAACCGCGACCGTTAGAGAACTTATAAATATCGTGGTCCGGTGCTCGCCACTCGGTACCCCACTGGCGAGTGACCAAGTCCAGCCAGCTAATGGACCGGGTAGAAACTGGGTTGCCCAGGTTGCTCAGTTTGTTAGGATTGTTCGCCACGCTCTACTCCTTGCAAATGTTGTTCACCCAGTGGAACAGAAACAGAACCACTGACACCATACCGATAAGCGGATGCAGACAGTATAGCGCATACAACAGCACACACCAAGCGGCAAGGGCCGTGATGGCCGCCAGTACAAAGCCTATCATGTGAACTCCGGCTCTGCGTAACTCGGTTCCGACACGCTTGGCGCCCTCGGCTCCATGTCGTATACGCGGCTGAAGGCGTCGATGGCGTCCTTCTTACCGAACGGGAAAAACTGAAACTGAGTAATGACGTGCTCTGTCACGTTGTAGGCCTGGCCGTGTTCATCCAGGCGCAGAATTGGCTTAGCCACTCGGTAACTGTAGCCCGTGTCCTCCATGCGCTTCTGCAACTTGGTTAGCGCGGGCTTGGCGTCGCGCCCCTGCATCACCTGGCGCAGTGCTTCTTTGTCGTGCTCGTATGGCAGGAATATCTTCCGGCTCTTTAAGTCCGGTGTCAATCGTTGTACACGATCGTTCTTGCTGCCGCCTGTGTCTCGGGGCCATTCCAGCAGAGTAATCTCGAAGCGCGGCTGGTCACGCCTGCGCATCTGCTCCTCAAAGTAGTCCAGGTCGGCCTCGGCACCAAACTTTTCGTATCCCATACGTACTTGCTGCACGCCCGGCGCTTGCTTCCATTTGATATACATGCGGCTGAAAAACGTCCACCTCTCCTTCAAATCCATCTTGTGGTTAAAGCCATCCAGCAGATATTTGTTCATGGCGTAGTCCACGCCTACTACGATAATGGCAGTGCGGTCACTGTCCTTCTTCTTGCTCCGTGCTGGGTCGCACATAACGTAGACGCTCAGTACTTCGGGCCTCACCTCGTAGTACTGCAGGTAACTAGCATCGAACATCTTCTGCGTGCCGGCCAAGGGGTTCTGCATGTACTGACAAGCTATGTCACTGTCGGTGTTCTTGCGCTTGCGGTCTTCCCAGTCCTTAACTGGGAACAGCACCGGTGCGCCATCGGGTTGCCCGGTATCAGTGGCTGGGTACAGACGCGGCCTCAGTGCTCCGCGCTCTATAATCCACTGGTAGCTGTCCGTGTAACTGTAGCGCGTGCCTACGCCCCATTCTCGGCCTCCCACCATGCCAAGAGACTGAGACAGCGAGTAGGCATTGGTGGTCTTCTCTACCTGCTCTGGTGTAGTGACGGACTTGTCGGTTACCACGTCGTCGTACACGCGCAGCTTGTAGTGAGCAGAGATAGGCTGTCCGTCGACAAGACCGCTGCTCTCTAGCGTAGGTTCTTTGGGGTTGCTCTTACGCCGTACAATAATCCCGTACTGAGTCCACCGAGTAGCGTCCTTCTCAGGATTGTCGTACAGAACATCCGGGAACGCGGCTTTCAGTGTCTCGTTGGTCTGCAGTTCATTCTTTATCTGCAGCAGAAACTTCAGCGCTATGTCCCCGGTATGGGAGAATATGCAGCACGTTATTTCGGGGTCCCTCAGTATCTCTTGTATTATGCCGCCGAACGTGATGATGGTGCTCTTGTAGTGCTCCCGCGCCCACAAGTCCAGATGATCATCCGGGTCGCGTTCTACTTCTCGGCAGCGGGCGTATATCCAAGGGTGCAGCATGTCGGTTCGCTTGCACACCTTGACGAGCAGGTAAAACCTGTCCACAAGGCACAAGGCGCGCACGCCGGCCAAGCTGTTACCTTTTTGGTCCACGGTGTCCCACCACCGTATGGCCTGCTCCATGGGCATATCCCAGTGCTTCATTTCTCACCTTCAGCCGCGTCTGCGTCGCGCTCCAGGGAGCTGCGTCCCTCCTCTGCAGCTTTGAGTGCCAGGTTGGTCAGCGGTATAGCGTCGTACAGCGCCTGTTGGGAGCAGCCGGTGCGGTCGGGTGCTTTTCGCTTTGGCTTGGTCACCTTGGCGCGCCATGCATCGTACAGAGTTTCTTCGCAATTTGGTGTCTTCACTTTCCGCCTTTCAGTTTCTTTAGTAGCTCGTCGCTTTCGGCTACGAACTTGTGCACCATCGGAGCATCAGGATCGCCGGCCACTACAACCCGATCGCCGTACTTGCGCGGCAGCAGCCTGGCTGCTGTCCACTTGTAGCTGTCCTGTGCCAACCTGTAGGCATTGGTGAGCTCTGGCGGGGCCAGCATAGCTTCCTCAGCCAGCTCGGTTATCCGGTCTGCGTGGTACTCCCCTCTGAGCATGAGTGCCTGGTTATACATATCCTTGAAAACCGCGTCGGTGCGCACCAAGTCAAAGACTACCATTCTGTCGGGCATGTCGTCGTCGTCACACACATCTTGCAACGATTCACCCTGGCTTATCCGCCGGCATATCTCCTGCATATTTTCCACGGTCTTTTTCTCCTTGGAAAATTTACCTCTAACTTTCTTGGATCTCCGCAATTTCCTTGCGGCCGCTCTTTCGGCCACACCTTTCTGCCAAAGCTGCACGGCAGTCAGCACCGGAGCAATCTCGGGACCGGGTTCCATGGTGTTCTGTTCCACGTATATCTCTTTCTTCGTACGTGTGCGGGTAAGATTAGATGGCTTCTCGGGAGCCGGCTTAGCAGCTGTCTTTTTAGATGTCGCCATGATCAGTCGATAGTGGAATCGTTATAGGAAGTACGAATCTGGTAGGCGCGTGTGTCAGTAGCCAGATGATTGCGAAGTCTGTCAGCCATGTCTTTGTTTGTCATGGCCATGATGGTCGCGTCAAGTTCGTAGCTGCCTGTCATGTTAGGAGTGTTTCTCCATTCTTCTGGGCAGCAATCGTGGTTGCAAAATCCGTAGGGCCTTCGCATGATGTTTTCTCCTTACGTGGTTGTCGTACCCGCAGTGTACGCCTGCGTACGATGGCGGACAACATGCTGATGCTGCTGTAAATCTTAATCACTAAATACGATTGGCCTTTGGCCCGTACCTAAAGGGTGTATGGCAAATGGAAGGCAAAATTCGGGCGATTTTTAATCGCTTTAGATGTCTGCAAAATCAAGATTATTTCTCTTTTTATGTTTAAAAACAATAACTTAGATATTATTAATCACATTTTTAAAATTTATTATTATTGGTGTAAGAATATATATGTAGTAGTATTAATATACGTAAAAGTGTACTTCCACTGTTTTTGTTATAAGGTTCGAACACATGTGATTAGATTAATCATTTGGTCCGTTTCTCATACGCCCTTATAAACACAGGACGTATGAGAAGCAGAGAATAATCGCAATCACATTATTTTTAACTATGCAACCCAAGGAGCCAAATCGTGCAGGTTTTTTACACATATGTATGTGGTGCAAATAACGAGACATCCCGCCATACAACCATGTCCGCCGCTATCACTCAGTGCTACACGGCGCTTACTTTGTCCCAAGAAACCGAGTTGCATATATCTCTGCAAGGGGACACCGCCACGGTCAAATCCGGCCCAAAAGGAACCTTGGATGTGCTCATAACGCCCTTCCGAAAAGCTGGGCAAAGAACCGAGTCACCGAGCAAACCCAGTCGCCTGGTTTTTATGGGCCGCCCAAGCGCAAGCGGCTGGTACAAAGAACACAAGCAGACAGACCTCGGCAAGCTGGTGGGCACGCTGCCAAAATTTAAAGACGTAGTTAGGCACGCCTATGTATACATAGACCGCGACTGGAACATAATAAGCACCGTGCAAATGCCGGACTTAAAGCCCGCGTTGCGCAGTGCGGCTGCCACTGGCAGCAAGTCGATAGATATAGAGGCTGTTGCCCGGCAATGGGTGGACTCCAATGCGGGATCCCCACCACAAGGTGCGGTGGCCTTGGTATTACTTACAGGCGGCGCGGAAAAAAGCAACCTGGCCCCGCGCATAGCGGGGAAGAAATTGCTGTGACAAATACCACACAAGAAAATATTTTCAAATATTTTCAAATAGTCCTTGCCTTCGTATGAGATAACCACTATAGTTCAGTCATAGCAGCAAACAACACACCGCTTGGTAAGCAGTGTTCTGAAAAACAGCTTAAACGGGGGTCAAAATGGCAAAAGCTAAATTCAACAAAAACCAGCAAATTTTCCTGTGTACGGACACTAACCCCAAGCAGGCAGGCAGCGCGGCGTATAAAATGTTCGAGCTGTATTTCAACGCCCGCACAGTAGGCGAGTTCCTGTCCAGTGGCGGTAGCCGCAGCGACATATTGTGGAACGTAGCGCACGGCTACATAGTACTGGACTGGGAAGCGGCCGAGCAAGCGCCTATCGCGGCGCCCGCCACTAAGCCGGCAAAACCGGCAAAACCGGCAAAACCGGCAAAGGTGGCCGTGCCGCCACAGCACAAAGTCGCCGGCAAAGTCGGCCCCTTTGCAGCGCTGGGTGTATAACAAGTTTACCCGCACCGCTTACAGCGGCGTCGTGTCCGAACTATACGTGTCATGCCGGCGCGGGGCCTTTATAATGAGAGTCTTAGAAAGGGAAGAAAAATGGAAACTACATTAAACGCCATGACGGCGCGTGAGAGGAAAGAAAATGACAATTGAAAAATATACGGACGAAAACGGAAAAATCTGGTTCAAAGACGAGAATAACAACCGCTGTAGCAGCGAGTATTTTGGTAATGAAGAAGCGGCGCAAAAATCGTTGGAATCGCTGAAAAACTGCTCGAACTGTTGGTACTGCGCGTACTGCTCGAACTGCTCGAACTGCTCGTACATCAAGAAAGAAAAGAAAGAGGAAAAAATAATCTATGAGGTTCCAAAAATAGAAAACATTCACCAACTAGTCTATGCAGCAGCAAGTGCTACGCAGGACTCTTTGAATATGTCGAACTGGCATAGTTGTGAAACAACACATTGCCGTGCTGGCTGGGTAGTTCATTTGGCCGGTGAAGCTGGGAAAGCGCTGGAAAAATTTCACAATACGCCGCTTGCCGCTATGCTTATTTACAGGGAAAGCGGCTACAAGATAAATCCAGCGCAGTTCTTCTTATCAAAGGCTGAAGCACTTGAAGATATGAAACGCTTGGCTGAAGGTGAGGCTTGAAATGAGCAAACAGCAATTCCTGAAAGAGAATCTGTGCCCTGGTGAAATTTACGCGGGCCTGATCCTAGGACAGAATGGTGAGCGGGATTATCATCTGGTCGTCATGGCGCAGCAACCTGACAGAAAACTCACCTGGCAAAAAGCAAAAGAATGGGCAGGCAGTATCGGCGGAGAACTGCCGACCAGGCGCGAGCAACTAGTCCTGTTCGCCAATGCACAGCGCGCCTTTACCAACGGATGGTACTGGTCAGGCGAGCAGCACGCCGCTTACCACGACTATGCATGGGGCCAGAACTTCTACTTTGGCAGCCAGAACGACTTCCGCAAGAGCTACGGGGAGCGCGCCAGGGCTGTACGTAGAATTTACATTAACGATTAAGGCTGATGGCATGAACAAAGCAACTTTCAAAGTTTGGAGCAACCGCAAGATTCGCTTGGAGGGTTCGGGCAACAGGATGCACGCCTTAACTTCTATTGCGTCCTGCATGGAGCCGGAAGAGATGATGCAGGCCGCGAATGAAGTGGTTCGGGTGCTGAACAACCTGTACCCGGAATACTGCGCGACAACTGAACTTGAAGCCTTGCCGACTAGAGACAGTTTGGCACAAGCAAGCGCATCTGACGCAGACGGCAACCATCATTCAGCCTGGGCTAGCGCCTCGGATACTTTAACAAGGAAATAATCATGCTCTCATACAACAACGACCCAGCAGTAAAAGAAATGTTCATTGCCCGCTTCGATGCGCATGTGGCTGCCGATGAAGTGATACAAGGAACCGGATTTAAAGATGGGAAAGGCTGTTTCATTGGTTGCTCAATGAATGACTATAGCCACAAAGCTTTCGCCGAGCAGATCGGGCCAGAATGGTTGGCGCATCTTGCAGAAAAATTGTTTGAAAATTGCAAAGGCCGGAAAGAAGGCGCGCAATTCGGCATGGATTTGTTACGCGCTATTCCTGTTGGCGTTGATCTTGAACCAGTGCGCTGGAAATTGGCTATCTGGAGACACACGAATGATTTGAAGCGGTTAGAAGACAATGACGAACCGTATGCAGAAAAGTGCCGTGCCGCTATTAGGCAAGTTATCGCATATTGCGAGGCAGAGTTGCTGGGGAAAGTTGATGGGTCCACCGCCTGGTCCGCCAGGTACGCCGCCTGGTCCGCCGAGTCCGCCAAGTCCACCGCCTGGTCCGCCTGGTCCGCCAAGTCCGCCGAGTCCGCCGAGTCCGCCAGGTACGCCGCCAAGTCCGCCAAGTCCGCCGAGTCCGCCAGGTCCACCGCCTGGTCCGCCAGGTACGCCGCCTGGTCCGCCGAGTCCACCGCCTGGTCCGCCAGGTACGCCGCCGAGTCCGCCGAGTCCGCCAGGTACGCCGCCAAGTCCGCCGAGTCCGCCGAGTCCGCCAGGTACGCCGCCAAGTCCGCCAAGTCCGCCAAGTCCACCGCCTGGTCCGCCCACTTTGCTGCGGAA